GTAACTAAGTTTAGTGTGTTCGCAGTTAATCCTAACAATCTAGTAGTACCATTAACATCTAAAGTATATTGTGGTGTTGTGGTGTTAACACCAAAATTATTGATGTTTGTAAAATAAGCGTCTGGTGTTCCAGTGTCTGCTTTAATTTCAAACTTCTTTGTGTAAACATTAAGATTATCTGCAGTATACATTTGTATACCGTCATTAGCGTCATTAGGTCCTGGACCACCGTATAGTTTTAAAGGCCAATTACCACTTGATTGAATATCATGAATATCTCTTATATTACCACCCCCAAAGTCCATAACCGCACCAGTACCACCGTAACCACCATTAAAAAGAAATATATCACCTGTAGTTGTATTTAAATTAAGTCCTGGATAACTTCCACTAGGATAACTACCTATCCCACCAGTGGAACCTATCATCATATTCGCACCTGTAGTACCTACTTGTATGTTTGGTGTACTATAGTTAAAGTTGTTTCCTCTTTGGTTTATTTCTAACTCTTGACCACTAGTAGAGTTTATTGTAACAAAACCATCACCTACACCATTGTTAACAGTAAATCCTGTCATAATGTTAATAGATGAATTAAATGATGTACCATCATTGTTACTTATCGTAAATGTGTTAGCGTCATTGTATGTAAACCCTGTTACAAATGTGTTGGTATCAGGAGTGATTCCACTTACTGGTCTATATTCTACTTCACCTGTACTACTATTTCTTACTAGTATATCAGTTGCGGAATTATTAAGGGTTGGTGTGGTTGTTAAGAAAGCGGTTTGTGCGGATAGTACACCATCTATAATAGTATCACTATCTATATATGTATCATATCCAGCATTACCAACAAATACTCTATCTTGATTGTCTACACCTATTAAAGATACGTTTACATCTGCAACCGTTCTACCTTGTAAGAAATAAGAATTATCTCTTATATTGATATGTCCGTTAAATACATCTATTGCTGAGTTTGATGTAATACTAGTGGCTGTTAATGTATTAAGTGTTGTATCGTCTGTAACATTTAAGTCACCATTAATGGTTAAACCACTCATTTGGTTAATAGTAGAACTAAGTGAACCACCATTATCATCAGTTATTGTAAATGTATTATTATCGTTATATGTAAATCCTGTAGTAGTAATACCTACTTCTGTTCTGATAACTTCTTGTGGTGTATCATTACCATTACCAACCCATAAGTAATCCTTTGTTAAATTTGGTAAACCAGCGGTTCTAGCAGTGTTAAATATAAATAACTGACCATCTATAGTACCAATCTTTAATACCTTAGCAATTCTTTGTATTTGTGTATTCGTTCCTGACGGTCTAAACTTAGTTAATCCACCATCAGTTTTTGCCATATAAAGAACATCATTAACTTCCCATGTTTCACCAAATGGGTTAACAACTGTTGTAGCACTTGAGGTATCTAATCCAGATATTTTACCAAAAGTAACAATTGGGTAAACTCCAGCGTTGTCAAAATCTTCTGCGGTAAAACCAATCACAGGCATTGTGGTTGCGGTTGTTGCGTTTGCTAATTCTACCTCATGAATATCATCATCAAAACCAACAATATAAACTGGACAACCTTTATCTATTGTACCCGCACTTCCTTTCTTACCCCATATTGTAACCTCACCTAAATTACCATATTCTTCACCAGAAACCCATTGGTTAGTTACAGCGTCAAAGTATAATAATTCACCTTGATATGTATTATCTGGTGTTGCTGGTATATTAATTGTCACATCATCTAAATCATTTAAAGTTAATCCTGTAAAAGTTGTTGCGGAAAGAGTATCAACTACTAACGTACCATTAATAGTTAATCCTGTCATTGTATTAATAGATGTACTTAAATCAACACCGTCATTTCTTTCTATTGTTAATGTATTAGCGTTATTGTAAGTGAATCCTGTAACAAAAGTATTATTATCAGCTGGTATTGTTACATCTATTTTAATTTGATTTGTAGATGGATTACTTAAACTAACATTTGTACCTCCAGTTAAGAATAATACATCTGTACCATCGTTTCTAGTAACAGTTGCTTGATTAGAACTAAATGTTGTTCCCGTAACAAAAGTATCGTTATCTGTAATACCAGTTAAACCACTACCATCACCAACAAAGGTACCATTAAATGTACCACCATTAAATGTTGTAGCTGAAATCGTACCCGATGTTGCTATATCAAAAGTGACTGCACTCAATACAGAAGCTAAATCAATACTATCTACCGAGGCATCAAAAGTAGAACCATCATTTTGTGATATTGTAAATGTGTTAGAACTAAAACTAAAATCATTTACAAATGTATCTGTGAGTCCTGTAATATTGAAAGGTGTAAATCCATCGTTACCTGTGATTTGTATAATAACCTCACTACTACCACTTGATGGTGATTGTGTTACTGTTCCTCCTGTACTAAAAGTGTCATTAACATTAATACTACTTAAATCCAATGTATAGTTAGTACCATCGTTTTTTGTAAAAGTAACTGAAGCATTTACATTATCGTAAGTCGCTCCTGTTGTAAAGGTATCCTCAAAAGGTAAAGTTCTAGGTATACCATCAGAATTTTTATAAAATAAACCTATGGTTCCAGAATTATCTGAATCTGTAGCTGAAACAGAAACGGTACCTCCAGTTACATATGTGTCTAAGTCAGTGGTAAACCCTGTGATAATTACAATACCATTTTGTCTTTCTAATGTAAGTGTTCCACTATTTAAAGTACCACCAGTCACATAATTATCATCAGTAGAAATACCAGTTAAATTAGAACCATCACCAAAATAAGTTGTAGCAGATACAGAACCATTAACAGTTAAGCCTGTCATTGTATTAATTGAAACTGATAAATTTACACCATCATTTCTAGATATTGTAAACCTATTTGAATCATTGTAAGTAAATCCTGTAACAAAAGTATCATTAACGTCTATTGTCGATAAATCTAAAGTATATGAATTACCATCATTTCTGTTAAACGTTGCTAACGCTGTTTCATTATCGTAAGTCGCTCCAGTTGTAAATGTATCAGTAACACCTGTAATATTAACAAAACTACCATCTTGTCTTAAAAGAGATATAATATCTGTAGAATCACTATAACTACCCGCAACAACAAAATTGTCGGTGACACCTGTAATGTCTATTGTAACCGCATCATTTCTACTTAATGTTATTGTGTCCGTAGTAGGGTTATATGTTCCCCCTGTAACATATGTGTTCATCGAAGGTGGTAAAGATACATCTATCTTAACTAAATCACCTACGGTAGAAACGGTTGTGTTTGAACCACCAGAAATAGTTCTGAAGTTTAATGTAGTTCCACTTTTATCTTTGAAAAGTTCATTAGCTCCACCCACATTATTAGCAGAGTCTATTTTACCATCTAATATTGTCTGAGTATTAGCAGTATATGTATTAAATGTTGTAACATTAGTTTTACCACTCAATAGGGGTAATAAATCTACATTATAAAAATTAATTCCTTGAATGTTGTTATCGAACCTTAACTCTGTACCACTTAGATAGGCATCGGTAGTGTAAGAGTCTGTCATTCCTGTGGTAAACCCACTAACCTCAAAAGTACCTCCACTAGTATTAGTATAAGTTACTATTCCAGTACTAGGATTGTAGACACCACTAACAACATAGACATCTGTAGCTAAAGAAGCTAAATTAGTTACTAAATCTGGTTGTCCTTCGTTTTGTTTTATTGTTAAATCATATGTTGAGGTATTGAATGTAAATCCTGTAACAAATGTGTCTTGTGATGTCGCACCAGTTATGATAGAAATAACATCTCTATATTTAACTTTTCCTGTAACACTATCACGAGCTAATATCTGTGTTAGTGTATCGTCTCTTTCTATAGTGGTAATAGTTTCACCACTTAAAAATATCATTTCATCATGTACCGTTATTGGAGAACAACCAAAAATGTTAGACGTATGTATTCCTGTACAAGCAGATATAATACCATTAAAGAAAACTTCACCAGAATTATAAAATGTGTTACCATTAAGGTCTACACTATCATCACAACCAGATATGGTCTCAACGAAAGTTGTTCCAGAACAAACATAGAAATCTCCTGTAGCACCCGTAACAGAACCACCTCCACCACTAGGTTCAACAACAAAATACTTTACAACATCTGGTCCACAATTTTTATTACTCATCAGACTATCATTAAACCGTTTAATACAATCTCCGCCGTTTTATTTGAATCGGTTTTGACTATTGTTATTTCTATTGTATCATCGGACTCAACACCGAAAGGTATCGATACTACCGATCCATTCTTATAAATAGTGTAAGCATCTATGTTATTTGTATCTATTGTTGTAAAATTAGTTTTATTATCTGTATTGAATCTTATACTAGTTGGTGCACCAGGTAAAAATTGTATCACACACTTCAAACTTTTATCATCTGAAGTATCATCTTTAATAAATCTAGTGATGTTTCTAGGTTTTTTACTATCTAATTCAGTTGTTACAAAGACTCTACTAATAGCTGGTTTAACCTCAAACTCTTCAGTATCTACTAGATAACCCATTAATTTCATCTCATAACTTTGAACGTAGTATCTTTTACCATTCAAATCATCTATTTGACTTTCATCACCAATAGCCTCTAACATTATTGGGAAATAGTGTCCTTTGATATTAACATATGCTTGAGCTGAAGCAAATGTTTGTAGTATTTTTTTAGTTAGTTGGTTTAGTTCTCTCATCCTAAAAGTGAAAAACCTAACAGTATAATACATATCGATACCAACTGGATTAGGTATCCCATATATATCAGCTCCTTTTCTATTACCATCCCAAACTGGTATTTGCATATAAGGAAACTCTTTTCTTACAGGTATTTTGAAATCTGCTGGATTTGTACCCATTTCTGGATTAGGTCTCCTAACTATAGATACAAAAGGTATTTTTATATTTTTATACTTGTCACTAGTTTTCCATGTTTTAGCAAATTCATTCCATCTTTGTAATGTCAAAAAATGTACAGGTATTTTATTACCTTCTATTGTAATCTCTAAATCATCGTTAACAAACTCAACAAACCCTTTATCCAAATCATCAATAGCTACCTCTCTAGGCAGAAACTGTTTGTTTTGGTCTAAAAATTGGTCAGTCCAATTCTTTGGTCCATCATAAGGGTCTGTAACCTTTATATCTATATCTTTTTTTCTTTTTTTAGGTAAAGACATTAATAGTTTGGATTAAATTCATTTTCATCAGCTGTAGTACACACAACGGTTCTATAATAACCTTTGTACCCAAGCCTAGTATGTTGGTTATCAGAAAATATCTTACCGTCATCCACAACGGTGAAGTATTTAATATTATCTTCTCTATCTGAGTATCCTATGTAATCACCATAAGTGATATCCACTTTTAATTCCTCTAAATGGTCAACAAAAACAGTGAAGGTAAAGTTACCATACTCTTCTATTCTACCATATCCTTCTGAGTAAGCTTTAGATTCGGACTGTTCTAGTTGAGGTCTGACTTTTATTTCTACTGGTGGATGGAATCTAATCTCTTGTGTACTAGACTCACCATAGACATCATCTGTTTGACTTTTAATCCTATCAACTCTAAATAATACCACAGTAAAATTTAAATCACCCTCAACAAATTCACGAGCCATTTCATTCTCTAAATTAAAATCCATATAATCGTAGAATCTATGTAATCTTGAAATTGGGAATTTCTTTTTACTCATAAATAAATTTTTTATATAAATATCATCCAAACACCTATTTCATTTATTTTTATTTCATTTTCTATTATATTTAAGTAGTTATGTTAGATGCTAATAAACTAAAAAACAGAACTACCTTATTAAAATTAGAAAAATATGAAGGTAGTAATGAATATCTACTGTCTCTAAAAGAAAAATTAGAAGAGGAGGGTTCATTTGTTATATCACCATCTTTGGCGGAATATATTGAAAAGAATTTTAACAAAGACCCCAAAGAAGTTAACAAAGTAGTTAGTATCACAGATTTTTTCGGTGAACAACTGAAAGAAAAGTTTGATTTAAATCACATACCAGAAAAAATATTAGTAGAAACCGTTTTAGGTGATACTGAAAAAAGCTACCATGTTAAAGGTAAAGTTTTTAAAAATCAAAAATACTCACCAATATTCTATGTCCCAAAGACACAAGTATTTGAAAATCTATGGGAAAAGAATATAGAGGTTAATGTAGATTTCGATAAATACCAAGAAAAAGATAGGAGAGGATGGAGAGCCTTTAAACACCAAGAAGAAGGTATTAAATTCCTATTAAGTAAAGATAAATGTATATTGGGGGATGATATGGGTCTAGGTAAGACTTATCAATCCATAGTTTCAGCTTTAGAATTAAACGCTCAAAAAATATTGATTGTTTGTCCAGCTAACGCTAAAATAAACTGGTTTAGGGAAATATCTAATTTTGTTCCAGAAGAAGACATATCTATTTTAAAGACTGGTCATTGGAATCCTAAAAGATTTACCATTATAAATTATGATATACTTAAAAACTTTCACACATTAGTAGATGGTAGAAAAAAATATCAGGAGTGGGAAATAAATAGACACTTAGTTGATGAGGGGTTTGATTTGGTTATTATGGATGAAGCACATATGGTCAAAAACCCAAAAGCTAATAGAACTAAAATAATGAATCAAGTAACCAATAAGATAGAAAAAAGATGGTTACTAACTGGTACCCCTATAGCTAATAGACCAATGGACTTTTTTAATCTACTTAGTTTATGTGAATCACCCGTTACCTCTAGTTGGAAATACTACGCTTTTAGATACTGTGATGGGAAGAAGTTCAGAAAAAAAACCAAAGCGGGTAGTATGAGAGATATATGGGTTACAGATGGTGCTTCTAATCTAGAAGAACTACACGAAAGAACTAAAAGTTTAATATTAAGAAGAAAGAAAGAGGACCACTTAGATTTACCACCCAAAATAGTTGCTCCATATTATGTAGAGATAGACGACATGAACCAATACTCTAGAGTTTTCGATGAGTATTTAGAATGGGCTAAATCTGAAGGTAAGAGGTTAGGTACTGGTAGACACATGGTAGAATTGGTAGTTTTAAGAAAGTATTTAGCTTTGGAGAAAACAAAACAAACTATAGAATTAGCAGAACAGGCAATAGAGAATGGTCAAAAGGTTATTATATTCACTAACTTCACACACTCTTTTGATGCACTCATGAATCATTTTGGTAGATTGGCAGTAGGTCACAATGGTAAAATGAATTCTACAAGAAAACAAGACTCCATAGATAGATTTCAAGAAGATGATAGTGTTAGAGTTTTCGTGGGTAACTTAATATCTGCTGGAACAGCAATTACACTAACTAAAGCTGAAACGGTTATTATGAATGATTTAGATTTTGTACCAACCAATCACGCTCAAGCAGAAGACAGAGCTTTTAGGATAGGTCAGAATAAAACAGTTAATGTCTATTACCCAATAGCTGAAGGTACTATAGATGAAATGATGTTTAAGATTCTAGAAAAGAAAAGAAAGATTATTGATACTGTAGTGGGTGACGAACATGTTTCAATGAATATTGAAGATGATTTATTCGGTGAATTATTAGATGGTTATTTTGATTAACAGACTATTTTAGAATTAACAAAACTATCCATAACATTTATAAACAACTCCTCGTAAATAGGTAAAATTAAAGAACATCCATCACTAAAAGTATCTATTTTAAACTCACCTTTATAAACACCAGCCGTATTTACCTCTCTCTTTTTAAATTTATAACCGAGATAATACTCTTGTTGTCCTGTTAAACAATTATCATTTTCGACTGGAATTATTAGAGCTGGTTGATTGAAGACCTTATATCTACCAGTCTCTACATTTAACATTGAAAAAGTTATTGCAGCGTTCTCTAATTCTTCGAATATTTTTTTATAATCATTCCTACCATCATTGATTACTTTCATTTGTAGAATAGGTAGTTGTGAGTTTTTTCTTATAAAGAAGTTTTGTGCCATCTTTTATTTTTATATAAATATGTTTTAAAAATTAATTATCAAACTTATTAAAGAAGAAAGTAAAAGACAAACCAAAAATGACTCTAGCTATTATAACAAATAAAAGACACTCCATTTTAGTATTACAAGGTATGAAAATAAAATATATACCAGCAAAGATAAAGAATGTTCTTAATAGTTTGAATAGATGCCAAGCGTCAGTAAACCCAACCAATAAACTTTTAGATAAGAAAAATTTTTCTCCAGCTAATGGGTCACCATTTTTATATTTATTACGCCAAGACTGTCTAGGGTCCCAAAATAACTGATTCTTAAAATCTTTAAAAATAGTAGAATCATAATGGAATTGTATTTTATCCATTACAGCTTCACAAATACCAGAAATTAAAAACAATAAAAATCCAATGTAAATCATATCTTTTTATTTATAAATATCTTGTGGGGGGTTATAATTTAGGTTCCCAATCAAAAGGTTTACCATTTATACCCCTAAAAGCTTTCTTTTCGTATTCTTCCATTTCATCCCAAGTCTGTGGTTGTAATTTAAAATAAATCCAAGTCACAGGTATAAACACCCAACAAGAAATAAAAGGGAATGCCCAATTCTCATTACCTTTAGAGTATAAAATATAAGATGTTATAAATGCTATTAACACCATATAGGTTATTGGGTGTAGTTTAAACATGAAAAATTTTTTATTCTTTTCTGGATGTATGATAGGTCTATATAAGTTAAACAATACTCTTCTTATCTTTTTATATCCATTAGGATGTTTTACTAATAATCTTTTTATTCTTTCTTTTTTCATTTTTTTTTATTTACAGTATATTATTTTTTAAAAAATTAAAAATGTGTTCTGACTTTTTGAGGTGAAAATCACCAGAAGCACCACCATCAGAATATTTTCTATCTAAATAACCATCTACATCTAAATGTTCTTTATAAACATCAATAAAAATAAAATTATTTTGTAAACAGTTATTTTTAATTAATTCATTGAAGTATTGATAATATTTTTTTCTTTCCTCATCCGAACCAATACAAGATACGTGACCAGCAATATCTAAATATTTTTTCTGTGTCGGTGGTATAATATTGTATACACAAATTTTCTTCAAATTTTTATTTAATTTATTTATTTCTCTTTTTATAGCGTAAAAATAATCGTCAACAATTGGTTTAATGACTTCTTTATAAGATTTTTCATCATTAACATATTTGTGTATGTGAGACCTACAATCTATTTCACCAAAACTAAAAATTAAAATATCACCGTCACATATATCAAAATTACCAATGTCAAACCTATCAAAATCTTGTTTATTAAAAGTGTAACACAAAGTACCAGCGAAAGAATATGATTTTATAAACATATTATCTACCCATTGTTCATTCAAATCTAACCCAGTATTTCCATCATAAGTTTGTTTGTTTGTATTAGAGTGAAAATCAATCCAACCATGAAGAGCATGACTATCACCAACGGTTACAATTTTATTATTAATTACTTTTTTCATTCTTTTTATTAAAGGGTTATAACCAACTAGATGTGAATTTATGTGATATGTATGAGTTTTTTGTAAAAGGAACTTTGCCCCAAGAACCACCACAAAAAAAATCTGAAGGTAATATTTTAATTTTATCTGACATATTATCAACAACTATTTTAGTAAAAGCTAGAGGACCACTTTTAGATATAACATTATAATGATAATCATCTCTATTAACATTAACTGTGTTTTGTTTTATATTTACTAGAGCATCTAAATTATCCATACAGGACATAAACATTTTTAAAAATATTTCTTGTTTAGGTTCCGTTATAATAAACCATTGTGCTATCCCTAAATTTTTATAACAAATTTTTTCATTATTTAGTAAATTTTGATCAACTTGATGCCAATCATTATGTACTTCATAGGATAAAATAGTCGATGTATTTTTAATGTCTATACTATGTCCTAAACACTTTAATGTTTTCATACCTAAATCATAGTCATAATCTAACGCAAGACTATTATCACACACATCACCACAAAAATCCCACCGATTATCTATAATGTTTTCATTTTTTTCATAAACAAATAAATTATTATCCCTATTTTCATCTCCATGGAAATATTTATAAGTTTCATCCAGTAAAGGATCTATTTTTTTTAGTGGTAAACAATCTAAATCAGAATAAATACCACCTTCTAAATAAAGTATTAGGTATCTAAATAAATCTGATAAAACAGCTCCGACACTTATTTTTTTAATTTTTTCTAAAAATAAAGGGTAATGTTCACTAATTATATCGTAGATATCAGAATCATCATATAAAATTATTTCATAATCATCATAAAGTTCATAATACTTATTTAAACACTCCACCCATATAGGATTTTCTATTTTATTTTTATTAGGACATGTGAAATGTATTTTTTTGGGTAGATTCATTTTTCTTATTTTTTAGGTCTACCCTCTTTATCCAAGGTTATTTTTATATGTTCTATACCAGTAAACTCATTTACATCAGTGACCCAACCACCTTCCCACTGACCACTATATACGTGCTCAACGTGATTATCATACAACCAATGAGAGTCGTGTACATACATAACCTCATTTTTATATTCAATACAATACTTCTTCCTATCCCCACCAATAAAAGTGGTTAAATTATTTTTTCTTAAATAATCCTCAATAGATTCTGTAAAAACTTTAGGTCCAGTTAAGTTATGTACCATATGTTCATACTTAAAGTCATCACATTCTTTAATTCTTTTAACAGACTCATCTATCACACTTTTTAATAGAGGACTCCCTTTGGGTGCTGCGAAAACCCATTGACATAAAGCCTCGTCTTGTGGGTATTCTGTGGTTAATATTAAATCAGATTCTTTTTGAAATAGTGAATCTAAATCATTCCCTATGAATATTGTATCCATATCAGCGTATATACCACCATAATGATATATAACACAATATCTCCATAAATCAGCTTTCATTATTGGTAATGGTAAATTATGGTAAACTTCGTATATATCATTAAAATTAGCTTTCATAAAATCATCCGCCTTTTGGTCACTATAAAAAATATGTTCGTAACCATCGATATCCCATGATTGATAGCAATCAAATAATCTATCGTTGTCCATAACGTAGTCTATTGATTTATGTGTTTGATATATTTTTTTTGGTATCATTTATTATATATTTTTTTATCTCTATGTAATTCTGAATAATGTGGTTTATTAGTGTCATGATATAAATATTTACCATGATTTATAGTTCTAGTTTTTATGATTTTTTTACTATCACCACTAAAAATATTTTCGTAACAAATAAAATCATCATTACCAGAGTCATCACCAAACCTTTTAAACTCAAAACCTAATTTATAAATAATATCATTAGATTCTAACAATTCTCTAAACATAATAGGTCCTGTTGGATTAAAGGAACTACACCCATAATAATCTGATTCTATGTTTTCTATTATTTTTTCTATGGCTTTTAAATAAATTTCATTTTTAGGTTTTGAGGCCATAAAAGCTATTTCAACCCCCCTCTTCTCAACACAAGGGATATAACCACCCTCAACTAATATGAAATCATCTTTTTCGAAATCTATAAAGGTATTTATGGGTTCAATGAATGTTTGTGTTAAATCACTCCAAATACCACCTTTTTGATAAAGTATACAATACCTAAATAAATCTGCTTTGTAAGCTGATGGTACTAACGAATTATAAGCTTTTAAAACTCTATTATTAAAATTTTTTGTAATGAATTCTAAACATTGTGAATCATCAAAATAAATTAAATCACATTCTGGATTTTCATTTATGGTTTTATTAAAAATAACTTTTATTTCATTTGGTAAGTTATCTTCACTAAATGGACCAGTTTTATATATTATGTTAGGAATCATTATTTATTTTAAATAATTGATTAAATATTTCAAAAAAGTATTCATTGTCCTCATAGTATCCATAACCTAAACCATGATTATCCCCTTTTGTGTATAATTCAAAAAAAGTAACATTACCTATTTCTGTTATCTCATGTTTTAAGTCTTTATTGTTTGGGTAATTAATATGACATAATAAATGGTGGTTTTGAGTTATTTCCGATAAAACTTTATTTAGTTCAAAAATATCAGACATCAATGAATCATCCATTTTATTATCTAAATTCTTATAAGAACATATAAATAATTTTTTATCTTCTATTTTTATGAACTCCCTAAACCTATCAACACACCTAACATAATAATCGTAGTCTACCTTTTCTCTGGGGTTCTTATGGTTGAAAAAATTTTTATGATATAAAGAATGTCCTGCTTGTCTTCCTTCATGGTCTGGTACATAATCATGTATATCCACATAATAATTAGGGTTTAAAAAGTCTTGAAAATCGTTTTTTAATATCTCTGTGGTAAATTTTGGTGTAGTAAATAGCCAATCGAAAGGTAAGGCTCTGTCTCTAACTTTTATCATATTAAGTAAAGCTGCTGAAAAACAGTAATTACCTATTGAACAAGCGTGTTTAAATTGAGTCATTTAAAATTTTTCTATATAATATAAATATCTAAAAAATTTTGATTATTCGTTTATCATAAAATATTTATAAGTGTGAACGATAAAATAAAAAAATTACAGATACAAAAAGTAATACAAGAGTATAACTTACTAATTACCGATTATGAATTAAAAAATAATATGGTAGAAGAATATAGAGAAGAATTTTTAAAAGAAACCTTCACTGAAGACAAGACCAATAACCAAAGTACAGACAGTACACCCAAAAAAGAAGAGGTTAAAATAAAAAGTGAAGAAATATCTAAAGAAACTAAAGATAAAATAAAAAAAATATATAGGGAAATTGTCAAACAAACCCATCCAGATAAGGTGGATTCCGAGGTCTTAAACAATTATTATTTAGATGCAACTAGAGCTTACGACTTAAATGATGTTTTAGAATTATACATTATTTGTGAAAAATTAGATATAGATGTAGAAATATCTGAATTAGAATTAGAGTTATTTGATAAATTGATAGAGATAAAAAGAAATAAAATAAAAAGAATAGAAGACTCTTTTATATGGGTTTGGATTAATGCTAAAACGGAAGAACAAAAACAAGAAATAGTAGATAGATTTATAACATTTTCTAGAAATAATAGGTAATCAAAATGTCCAAAATATTAACATACGAAGAATTTATAAAAAAACACAACAAGGTAAACATATTTGTTGGGGAGATACCTAAAATAATATTTAGAACTGGTAAGTGGAAATTAGAAAACATACCAGATGTGGTCATGGATATATATGAGGAATGTATGGAAACTAATCCTAATCACGATTTTGTTTATTTTGATGATGATAATTGTGTCACCTTCATCAAAGAATTCTATCCAGAATATATGTCATACTATAATAAATTAATACCCACAGCTTATAAAGCTGATTTGTTTAGATATTTGTTACTCTACAAATATGGGGGTTGTTATGGTGATATGACACAAGAAATTTATGTACCATATGACGAATTGTGTGAGGATTTTGAAAGAGTTTTTTGTAGGGATAGTTTAAGTAATACCTTGGGTTTATATAACGCTTTAATGTGTGTAAAACCACTAGATTCTGTGGTTTATGAGGCTCTAGAAATATCAAAAAAAAATATAGAAGAAGAAAATTACACAAATTGTACTTTAGGTATAACTGGACCAGTAGCTTTAGGACAAGCATTTATGAGAGTTTTTAGAGATTCTACTGTTGGTCGTAATATTAAATTAAAAGAAAATAATGACTCATTAATATTAAATTTTAGGTTAGATAGTCAAGGTGAGAAAATGATTTTTGATGAAAGGAAAATAAAAGTTGTTGGTAAACCTAAAATTGAAAATCATCTTGATTTGTTGTACGATAAAAATAACATACATTACCACTTCTTGTGGAATGATAGAAAAGTATTTAAAAAATGAAAATAGGAATAACATTAGGTTTAAAATCTAATACAGAATCAATATGGACTAACGGAATAAAACAAAATGTCTTAATGTTAGTAGATTTATTAAAAAGGTCTAAAAAAAATTATGAAATATGTATACTCAATATATTTGACGTAGATTTTACAGAAAAACCCTACTACTTAAAAGATATAGACATCTTCTATGTAAAAGATAAGTTTATGGAAATGGATTTAATAATCTCAATGGGAGGTCAAATATTAGATTCTGATTTAAAAAAGTTTAGAGAGAGTGGTGACAAAAAAGTTGTTTCATATAAATGTGGTAATAACTATGTTTTAACTATGGAAGAAATACTTTTCGGTGAGAGTAAACATGGGGGTGAATACGAACAAGAAATAGATGAGTTATGGTACGTACCCCAACAAGACGAGGTTAATAGTGGTTATTATAGAACATTACATAGAACCAACGCTCTTACAGTCCCATTTTTATGGAACCAAAAATATCTACACGAAAAAACAATAGAGATTGAGTCTGGTTTTAGAAAGGGTTTATATAAGAAAGGTTGGCAATACGACAACACCAAAAAAGAAAAAATAATTGGTATTATGGAACCTAATTTAAACATAGTTAAGTTTTGTTTAATACCTACTATGATTGTTGAAGAATGTTATAGGGGTGAAATAGGTCAGAAATATATTGATAAATTAAGAATAACAAATGCTAATAAATTAAAAGATAATAAATTATTTATGTCATACATAAAAACATTTGATTTATTTAGAGATAAAAAAATATCTGCTGAAGCTAGATACCAAACAGCTTACGTCCTAACCCAACATCTAGATATCTTAGTTTGTCATCAAATACTAAACCCACTTAATTATCTTTATTTAGATGCTGCCTATTTAGGTTACCCAGTTCTACATAACGCCTATATGTGTAAAGACTTAGGATATTACTATGAAGGTTCAGACACAAAAGAAGGGGCTAAAATGTTGTCTCACATACTAGAAAATCATGACAAAAATTTAGATTCTTATAATGAAAAGAATGATTTAGTCCTACAAAGATACCATACGGAAAATGAGAAACTAATAGAAGCTTACGATACTTTAATAGAAAATTTATGGAAAGGTGGTAATGAAGATTTAATATATAATTACGAAACTAATTTATATAATTAATCTATGTTTGGGTCTAAGTCCGAATCCATTCTAAATTTACTGAAATAGTTATCATATCTTTTTTGTGCTAGCTCTCTAATTTTTATTTCTCTTTCTTTAACTTCTTCAGAAACAATATCTAATAGTTTATCATATTCTTTCATCACATTTTTTTGACTATATTTACTATAATCTTGGTCTTTATTGAATTTATACTCACCTTTGAATACTTTTCTTAAGGCCTTCTTATATTCACTATAATCAGTATCTTCCCATTTAGATTCTTTAGAATAAATCCATGTATTGTCTGGGTTTCCTAATAAATCTATTTCTTTAGTGGGTAATAAAATTGAGTTTTCTTTATTTACAAAATCTTTATAACCACTGATTTTAGTATCTAAAGTGATTATATCTTTCTTTAATACAATAGCATTTAATAATGGGATACAAAAACCTTCCATATGTGATAAACAAATATAACAATCTATACCCCTTTCCAATGAGTATAAATACTCCTTGGGTAATCTCTTATTTAAAAATATGACTTCTGGTCTTTTTGGGTATTTTTTTAATATTTTTTTAATATCTAATAACCTATCTTTTGGTATTTCATTTAACTTTATTAATAACCTAACATTATCTTCTTTGGTAAACTCCTCTAAAAAATATTTTAATATACCTTCAATATTTTTCCTAGCTATACCAGTAGATTCAGTATAAAACGTATATTTTTTTTCATCAAAAATACTATTGAAAAATCCATTGTCTTTTTTTAATAAGTCTTCATCATAGTAATTAGGTATTACCTTTATTGGTTTAGTAACACCACATTCTTCTAGGAGTTTTTTATTAACACTAGAGGGGGTTACTATGTGATGAAATGTGTTGATGTTTGTTGTAATACCAGAATTAATAACTGTACCATCCAAAGGTTGTATTAAAACTTTTCTATGAAAAATAAAATCGACAAAGTCGTGTATGTGGTTCATAATTAATATATCACCATTAGTGGTGTTTACAACATTATATTTTTTTTTAAAATTTTCTTTTAGGTCCTCATTTATTTTTAATAAACTTTCACCTCTTCTGGACCATATCATTAAATCTTGTTTTTTTTCTTTTTTCACAGACATAGTTTTTTATTATAAATATTAATATATTATTTAATGTTTAAAATAAATATGGGGGTACTTTCATACCCCCATATCGTTTCCTCAGAAATTAATTATCTAATAATTAGATATTAATATCCGTAACCATTATAAGATATTTCTGACTGGTATCGTACACCATAAATAGTGTATGTATCAGTAGTTCTACCGTTATAGTTTAATTTGATAGCACCTACTGGTTCTCCAGCAGCTGGTTTAACATCCAATGAAATTGTACTTGTAGCTATAGTCCAATCCACTCCCTCAACAAGAAGTTGACCGTTAAGGAATACTTGAATTGTATTTTGTTTCTGTTGATAATTCATTTGGAATCCTATCATATCACCATTTTGGTTAAGAGCTGGACTCATTACGTATGCCTTTTGAAGGTGATTGTCCTCTAATCTAGTTAAGTGATTAGTTACCTCAGAGAAAGAATCCATTGCTGTGAAATCTGTATTAGAGATTATATCAGTAATTTTAGATTCTAAAGAAGTATCACCCTCTTCTCTTGCAGTAACTTCATCAGCTAAATCAGAAGTTAACGTATCGATTGAAGCTTGTAACGTAGCGTCAGTAGCAATCCTTGCAGACTCTTCTGTAACTAACTTAGAATTAACATCAGCTAATTCAGCGTCATGTTTAACCTCTAAAGATGTTACAGCTGATTGACGAGCAGTAATCTCATCAGAGACTTGTAACTCAACATCAGTCTTCGCACTTAAGATAGCGTCACTCATGTCAGTTCTAACCGCAGTGTCAGCAGCTTCTCTAGCAGCAACCTCATCAGCGATAGCTGTATTGATTGAGTTAACAGCCGCTAATAAAGCGTTGTCATTCTCTAAATCAACTTCCTCAACGAAAGATACTATCTCTTTGAATTGGTCTAGGTCGATTGAAGCTCCAGATAGGATAGCGTCAATTCTTCCTTTTTCAACGTCAATGTTAGACTGTAAAGTAGCGTCAGCAGCAACTCTTGAAGATGCTTCAGATGATACATCAGAGTTAATCTTAGCAGTTAATGCTTCGTCTCCAGCAACTCTTAAAGATGCTTCAGAAGATACATCAGCATCAATCTTAGTAGCTAAAGATGTGTCAGCAGCTACTCTAGCAGATGCCTCAGACGACATGTCTGAATCAATCTTAGCCTCTAAAGATGCGTCACCTGCTTCTCTAGCAACCACCTCGTTTGACATATCAGTGTCAATCTTAGTAGCTAAAGATGCGTCACCAGCAACTCTCGCAGATGCTTCAGAAGATACATCAGCATCAATCTTAGTCTCTAATGAAGCGTCATTAAATAATCTGAAATCAGTTTCATTTGATAAATCAGCTTCTAAAGATGCGTCAGCGGCTTCTCTAGCAGCTTTCTCAGTTGATACGTCAGCGTTAATTTTAGCCTCTAATAAAGAATCAGCAGCTTCTCTAGCAGACTTCTCAGATGACACATCAGTGTCAACCTTAGTAGCTAAAGATGCGTCACCAGCAACTCTTGCTGATGCTTCAGATGACATATCAGAATCTAACTTAGCTTCCAGTGAATTATCACCAGCAACTCTAGCAGATGCTTCAGATGACATATCAGCGTCCATCTTAGTCTCTAATGAGATATCAGCAGCTAATCTAGTAGATGCTTCAGATGATACGTCTGAATTGATTTTGTTCTCTAATGAACCTTCAGCAGCAATCGCTCTCGCTTCCTCAGCGTCAACGTCAGCAATTCTTGAAGATACCTCATCAGCAACAACTTGTGCTAATGAAGCTTCAGCAGCTAATGCTCTTGCTTCCTCAGCGTTAACGTCAGCAACTCTATCAGCAATCTCGTCAGCTAATTTAGTATCTAAAGAACCTTCAGCAGCAATTGCTCTAGTTTCCTCAGCGTTAACGTCAGCGATTCTATCAGACACCTCATTGTTTAATGCTGTATCTAATGATAATTCAGCAGCTTCCGCTCTAGATACCTCAGCAGATAAGTTAGCGGCTTGGTTTAAGTCGTTAGCAACTCTGTCAGAGATTTCGTTATCCAAACTAGTTTGTAAAGCTTGGTCACCAGCAGTTCTATCAACAATCTCTTGTGAAATTGCCGCGTCATGTGCTTGGTCAGCAGCTAATCTAGAAGATGCTTCACCAGCTAATGCTGTGTCTAATGAAGACTCAGCAGCTTCAGCTCTAGCAACCTCAGTTGATAATGATGCTTCTAATGAAGAATCACCAGCGATTCTTGAAGATACCTCAGAAGATACCGCTGCGTCATTTGAAAGGACGTATGCTGCAAATGCTTGGTCGTTCTCAGTATCAACAGAGTTGATTAAAGTAACGATTTCAGCGAATGAATCAGCGTCAGCAGTTGATGCACTTAAGATAGCGTCAATTCTTCCTTTCTCAACATCGATGTTAGACTGTAAAGTTCCATCAGCAGCTATTCTAGCAGCTTCCTCAACACCAATCTTAGTGTTTAAAGAACCTTCAGCAGCAATTGCTCTAGCTTCCTCAGCGTTAACATCCTCAATTCTGTTAGATGTCTCAGCCGCGATAGCGTCAGCGTTAGCAACCTCAGCAACCTGTGCTCTAGAAGACTCAGAATCAATATTAGCTTGAAGTGTTGATACGTCAGCAATATGTTCTGCTTCTAAAGTGTCGATGTTATTCTGTAAGGTAGTGTCAGCAGCTAATCTAGAAGATGCTTCAGCAGCGTCTCCAGCGATTCTAGCAGATGCTTCAGCTGATACTTCACTATCAACTTTAGCGTCTAAAGTGTCGATGTTAGACTGTAAAGTAGCGTCAGCAGCTTGTCTAGCAGCAACTTCAGTTGACATTTCCTCATCATGAGCTACTTGTAAAGTACTCACTTTAGCGTCTAATGATGCGTCTCCAGCAATTCTGTTAGAGATTTCAGATGACATCTCACTGTCGTGTCTTGACTCAAAAGTGTCAATGTTAGACTGTAATTGATTGTCAGCTGCTGCTCTAGCAGTTGCTTCAGCCGTATCAGCCGCTTCTCTTTCTGACTTCTCGTTAGATACATCAGCATTAACTTTTGTAGTTAATGATAAATCACCAGCTTCTCTAGCTGCTTTTTCAGTGGATACATCAGTGTCAATCTTTGACTCTAATGATGCGTCTCCAGCTACTCTGTCTGATGTTGCCGCATTATACACAGAAGTTGTGTAAGCATACTGTGCGTCATCACCAGCAACTCTAGCAGATGCCTCAGACGACATGTCTGAATCAATCTTAGCTTCTAATGAATTATCACCAGCAACTCTAAAAGATGCTTCAGCAAGGTCTGCTGCGTTTAAGTTTGCTAAATCGTCTACTAATCCAGGTAAATCTCCTTTTACGATACCACTTGGTTCAACGATTTGAGCGTTGTTTAAAATTAAATCTGACTGTCTATTTAATACTATTTTAGTATTTGCCATAATTATTTTTTTTTAACAAATTATTAAACACCCTCTTGTGTTAAAAATCCAATTTAGATTTTTATTTGTTATTCAAATTTTAATTTTAATTTTTTTTATTTTTTATTTAATTTTAATATTAATAGTTATCTAGTTTTTTTTATTACTTTTCTTCTGCAGTCCAACCATGTTTCTCACTCAACATCGTCCCAGTCTTAGAATATTCTACATCAGCTAATGGGTCGTAATTCTGAACATCTCTCGCCTCTATTTCAGTCACTTGGTCGATAAGTTTCATAGCGTTAGACTTTAATGTTTGACTATTCATTCCCTCCATTAAAGTTCCTCCTGCTACACTATTGATAAAATTTAATTTTGATTTATATATTTCTTCTATTAATTGACCTTCCTTATCTTGTGGAGCATTGTTTCTTTTGGTATTCAACTCAGCTCTTCTCACATTTAAATCAGATATTAAAGATTCAAACCTACTAGTCTCTTTAGTTGTTTCTTCAGTTAATTTAGAATTTAATCTTTTAACGGCTTTCTTATTATCACCATCTAACTTAGAAATCTTATTAATAAGGACTTCTTGTTTTCTATGTGAATCTTCTAGTTCTCTTTTTCTGATGAGAACATCATCCATCACTTTATTAACATTTTTAACATCTTCCTCATACTGTTGTACCTCTGTAAGTTTTCTTTTTTCTGATACACTGTCTGATTTTTGACTGTATTTTTCCATGTTTTATTTTTTTTTTATTTTATTGTTATTTTATCTAATCTCCTCGAAAAGGAATTCGATAAGATATAGTATGTACTGTATCTTCATCACCTATAGGTGATGAAAGGGTTGTAGTCCAACTAATACTGTCATTACTAAATTGTCCTATTTGAATACCTACTCTATAGCTTTCTTCTCCTGTTTCCTCGTCTACAATTACCTCTTGTGCAACAAAAGCATTACCTGTTTTTGCCATTGGGTCTGGTGAAATTTTCCAGCCTCCAATTCTTAATTGGGTGACGATTGCAGGATTTTCTTTATCACCATTTGATTCTCCAGCAGCAGTTGCATCAACAGCAAGACCGGACAACTTACCTCGTATAAAACTGTATGAGTATGTACCTCCATCAACAAGATGTACGGCTGTATTTTCACCGTCTTCTTGAATTACTTCCCAAGTAACTGTCCATTGAGTGTCTTCACCACCTTCTTCTTCTGATGGTTCAGAGAAACTTAACATCTCGCCTTCAGGACCTTCTAAGAATGCTGTACCTTGAATTAATACTGATTCGTTAGAAGATCCGTCCCCGTTCGTTGTAACTTTGACAACATCAAGTCCTTCTACACCTGTTCTAATTTGATATGAAGTAGCTGGTCCTGAAGTAAAGGTTAAGATATTTCCAAGTTTCGCAGTTTCTACAACTTCACCTGGTATTTTCGCTAAGCCACCTTGCTGTTGTAAACCGTATGTACCTGTAGATTTAATATGGTTTTCTAACTCATCTCCACCATCTCCAGTGCTTCCACCTTCAAGTGAATTATACCATGTAGAACTTACAGCATATACGTATCGGTCTTCCATAGCATACGGTGAATCAAATCCTTGAGACAACGTAATTTTGTAAACATTGCCCATAAATAGTGTAAATTCTGGTGACATAAATTGTTCAAAATCTGATGCGCTTGTTTGTATTGACTGTGATTCTCCAAGTTCTGGATGAACAAAGTTAACTCTCCATACTCCATCATTAACCAGTTTCAAGTAACCTCCTTTAGAATCTGGTTGAGAAGTCACAGCTCCGTCTGATTGAGGATTACTTTCCATATAAACTCCTCCTTCACTTTTAAATGATTGGAATGAAGCGATTGTTGAATCAATACTTCCATTAGTATCATATAGATAAACGTAATCTTCAAGAGGATGGTCTGATTTTAATCCATCTCCTGGTTTATCAGCATCTTCTCCAGAATCGTAAGTAATTGTAAATGTTTCAATTGCTTTTACAATATCAATATTAAAGGTCATTTCAGTACCTTCACCAAACCCATCTACTGTTATCCACTCTGCCATTCCGTATCCTTCCCAATAAGGGTGTCTGAATTCAAAGGTACCAGGTTTTGCAGTATTTGGTCTTAACTGAAAATCTCCAAATACTAGATATCCATTCTCATTTGGAGAAAGATCTGTAAATGTTCTCTGAGATCCTTTAGTATTACTGTACGTGGCGTTGTACGAAGCTGGTGGATCAAAGAAGTGACCAGTCGTAGGTTCTACAGCTGTACCACCATCCATTTCTGCAGCTTTTTTAGATTCTTCTAGAATTGTTTGATTTTCTTTTTTAACGTCTCTATTTAGTACCGATTCCTGCATTTTGGTTATTTCAGATCTTAATCTATTGTATTTATCTGTATAAGATTTAAAGCTAGATTTTTCAATCACCTCTACTGAAACAGTTTCAATAGAAGTAACACCGTTTTCTACTTCTAATAATTTATCGTTGATAACTGTTCTAATGATATCAGCTTTTGATACCTCAGCGTTTAATTCCGCTTCAATCTTTTCGATTTCAGAACTTCTACCACCATCTAAATTCTGAGCAGATTTACTTAAATTTGATTTTCTGTTGGTAAAGTCTTTATCTAATTCTTGTGATTTAATGAGAATATCTTTTTGTTTGTTTATTGTAGATTCCATATCATTAAGATATTCGTAGTATTGTATTGTCTCACTGTTGAAATCCTTTAAAAAGGTTTCCATTTGTGCGGGTGTAAGAATTTCCAAAGACCAATCCTTTTTGTTTTGTGTTCTCTCTTCCACAATTATTTTTTTTATTAATTATTATTCTATGCTCTTTCGCACAAAAAAATTAAACCCATAATTTTAGTTTTGATTATAAATAAAAATAGTCGTATTGGGTAGTTTTGAAGCTAAAACAAAATTACCCACTAGATATTTTATATTAATTTAAATTGGAAATATATATTTATATATAGATATTAATATTTGAATGGTTTTCTCCCATTCTTTTTCTATAAATATGTAGGTTTTCGGAAAAAGTCAAAAAATTTAAAAAAAAATTATAAATTATATAATAAATTTTTCAAATTCTTTATAGAATTAGCGTATAAAAGTGGTTCACATGACCCCGCCTCATTTAAATAATTAGTAACTTCTTTTACTATTTCATCCGTTCTTTCGAATATAAAAGTTGCTTTACCCTTGTTTTTCTCAACCACCATTTTAAACCCTTTAAGCTTTAAATAAGCAGTTAAATATAAATCTGATGTTGTATATTTATTCTCTCTTTCCATTTAATTGTTCTCTTTACATCTATAAATAGCTAAAATCTATAAAAAAGTCTATTTTTTTTTTATAAATTTTTATATCTGTAACTACATCTTATTTTAGTATTAATCATGGGTGCCTCGTTAAAAATTATTTTATTACCATCTAACGTGTAGTCTTCCGACTCACCAATATCCTGTAATAAGCCATTTAAATAGATATGTTCACTATTCTCTTCTGGGGTATTTAATAAGACAAAATCTGTATTAGTACCATCCACTAAACCAGTAGGTACCTCTTTATCCGAATAATTTTGTTTGAAGGTTAATTCGTCCCAATCAGATAAATCAAATACCCAATTACTAATATTTTTTAATTTGTAATAAGTTTCACCACCATTGACACCAACAATCATCCCTGCTCTTCTTCTTTCTGCTGTAATAAGATTTAGTTCATTGACAGTACCAACATTTCTTAAACCATCGATACCATACATAGGGTCTATGACTGGATAACTATCTCTAGTATCCATTGGACTTAAGTAACCAAGTAAACCAACACCACCAATTAAATTAAAATCACCCATATCAAATTAAGATTAATCACATAACCACACATCTATGTCAGCGTAAGTAGATACATATGTTCTGTATATTTTATAAATAGTTTCTTCACCACCTTCGGTTAAAGTTATTTCACCCATGTCTATCATTGGTATCGCAAATCCTACACATCCTTCATTACTATTTCTAAATAGTGATGGTTGTTGCATCTCTTGTGGTATTAAAATAAATCCATATCCAGGACCTTCTTCTATACCAATATAAGTACTAACTGCGTGTAGACTATTTTTAATGGTTAGACTACTTAATAGAGTTTCATTAAAGGCAGACTCAATCAATTTACCATAGTAAATCGTATTATTTACTGTAGGTGGTTCTGGGTCATAATTACAAGTACCATTATCAACTGTTGCGTTAGGATTGTAATTATTTGCCTCTGGGTCAGTACAACCTTGAATAACAACGTAATTACAAGAACCATCATCTATTGTCGCTAATGGGTTGTAATTAGTAGCCTCTGAATCTGTACAACCTACTATAGTTCTAGGTTGTGGTGGTTCTAGATAAGTAATAAAGTCTTCTCTAACTACTTTTAATTTTGCTAGTGATATGTGTTGTGCTCTAGTAACAAGATATTCATCGGTGATTCTACTATAATCATCATCTATCACTAAACTAGTAGTACCAGAGATACTACCTTTCGGTATAGTTATTTCACAATTAGTGGCCGTAATAGGGCTACCACTAACAACACCAAATCGACAATCGAAGTTATAGGTAAAGTCTTCTGATAGTGTTTTATTTAACTCCGCAATATATTGTACATTGATAGAACCAGGTCCTATAATAGCTTTTAAATCAACACTAATTCCTAGAGTATCACTAGTTATCAATTCACCATCTACACAAACACCACCATAGGTTACTAACGCTGGTTGAACTATTAAACTACCACCGAAGGTCTCTCTAACACAATATCTATTTGAATCTACATATAAGTTATTTCTTATTTCCATTAGATTCAATGGTTTTTTATAAAACCTTAATTGTGACAACTCACCATCGAAAGTACCAGCAAAATATTTGGCTATATCTAAATTTTGGTCTTTAGGGTCTGGACCTCCAAATGTCTGAGATTCTAATAGTCCTTGTGAACCACCACCCCAAGATATATTATAAGGTACGCCTAATTGTTTGGAACTATATTCATTTAAAGCTCTTAGTTGTAATCCGATAAAATTATCTACTTTGTAGACCATTCTACCATTAACCCAAAACTTTAAAGTACCTGCGGGTAAATTATTTTTAACACTGTTTTGACTGTAAGTAACTGCAATATGTGTCCAATTATCCCCACTCAATACAACAGGGTATTTAGAATAACCTTCTTCCATGGTTGTACCAGTAATAAAGAAACTTTTATTACCATTACTACTATAAGAACAATTACTACCGTCTGTTGAACCAGTTATATTACCGTCCTTATCTAATAAACAACCATCTATTTCGTTTCCATTATCATCACACCAATACTCATAACCAGCTACAGTCATTTTTCTATAACCAATACGACCATCGGGTTTGATTCTAATACCTAAAGCATTTTCAGATAATTCATCACAATAAGTGGTGGCTGTAGTAGCTGTAACCGTACTACCAGTACAAGGATTACAACAACCCCAATCGATAAAATTGTAATTACTTAAACTAAACCAATCTTGTCCTTCATTAGATATTATTGGTTCTTCACCATCGGGTGATAAGGGTATGATACCATCACAAGTATATAATCCTGTCTCACCAGAAAAAACATTTCTAAATTTATTTTCAGCTCTTGTCCCTATATAGAAAAGGAAACCTGTATTACCCGAAAAATTATCATTTAAACTATTATTAGTTAAACCAGAACAAGAACTATTATCCCATTTAACCCAAGTTTCCATAGACCAACCACCAGTACCAGTACTACAATCATTATTGGAAATATTAAAGTTGGTTGGCATTAAATCGTATTTGGTAGCGTCTACATCAACTTCTACATATTCATTAACAACTACTTCCTTATCACATTCAAAAGTGGTAGCGGTAACTTCTATTGGATTTGGGTTTTCAAAGTCTAGTTTGAAAAATCCTTGGTAAAATCCACCATCTAAACAAATAACATCTCCGACACTACAAGTTTTACCAGAATCATCTTTCTCTGTACAATAAGTTCCAGAATTTTGTTTAGTGGTAGTATTAGTGATATATGTCCATGGATAGTCGTACTTACCTTTAGTACCCACAGAAGTAGCATCATTTACCGTATAACCAGTGACAGGATAAAGAATTACTTTTGTATCTGCTGTGGTGAAACTAACGGTGATTCCAGATAATCTATCATATCTACCATTATCCACACCAGTTAAACCAAAATCACAAGTAGTAAATCCAGAACAAGGTTTTATTATTGCCTCATCCCATGTTACTAAAGATGTTAAAGAGTCACCATTAGTGGTGGTACCCGTATTATTAACATCTAACCAAAGAACTAGGTTATTGGTTACTATTTCTTTATTTGAGGTATCTTTTTTATTGGTTGCGTAATCTAAACATCTACCTTCATTATCAGATGTAATATGAGCGTCCCAATAATTATTGTGTATTATTCTACCCTCTAAATTTTTAAAATAGTAACTACTTATACCCATATCATTATTTTATCTAACAAGATAAATAGCTATATCACTGTTAATATCTTTAATTTTTATCCATCTTGAAGGTATCTGTTGGTTTTTCAAGACTCTTATCTGACCTAATAAACCAACAACATTCCATTCTTTCCTTTCTTTTCTAGTTTGATAGGGGATTGAAGGGTCAAACTCTGTATTTAAAACCCTTCTCTTACCCTGTTTAGTAACGAATACTTCTTCTCCGTTTGGTCCTACATAAACATCAACATCGTATTCGTAATCTTCATATACATAATTACCCCAAACATCTTTTATATATTTTCCAACCCATTCATCTGAGGTACCATCCTCACAATTTCCAACAATTGTGGGTTTTGATGAAATAACACCGATAGCGTTATTTGGGTCGATACATTCTTTTACTTTACCATTATCTAATTCAACTACTGTCCCAAAAGGGATAGAAGAACCATCTACTGATTCAAAATATTCAGCGTAGTCGGCCCCAGAATTGTAAGTAGCTCCAGCACCATATATCTCACCGGCTGAATCTACTCTAAAAGCGTTAGCTCTAGCTGCTGCGGAAGTACCTCTACCTACAACTAGGTATTGGTTTGTATTACCAGTTGTATTATATCTACCCATCACGGTTTGATAATCTTCATAAGCTATGGTTCCTAGACCACTTGCGTGTGAAGCTATACCAACAGTAGTACTTATACCCGCTCTAGTACCACTCCCTTCTGAATGTGAATAATTACCATAAGTTACGGTAGAAAGACCTTCTGCGTGAGAACCTAAACCATTAGTTTCGGTACCGTCTCCTTCTGTGTGAGAATAATTTGAATTGGTTAGGGTATCCACACCTTCAGCGTGAGAAGCTTGACCAGCTGATACAGTACCATCTCCTTCTGCGTGAGAAGATTCACCACTAGCTAAAGTAGTTATACCCTCTGAATGTGAGTAGTTAGTAGTAGCACTTGTAGCTATACCTTCCGCGTGACAATAACTAGCTGTAGCAAAAGTTAATGTACCTTCACTATGTGCTCCTTGTCCACTAGCCGTAGTGGTAGTACCTTCAGCGTGTGAACTAACACCACTAGCTAAAGTACCACTTCCCTCTGAGTGTGCGTAATCACCAGATGCTACAGTTAAAAGACCTTCACTGTGTGATGCTTCACCAGCCGCAATAGAACCATTACCTTCTGCGTGTGAAGTCCCACCACTAGCCACAGTACTATCACCCTCTGCGTGAGAATATGCATTAAAGGCAACTGTATTAATACCCTCAGCGTGTGCTCCTTCAGCACTAGCCACAGTATTAATACCCTCAGAATGTGAATAACGACCACTCGCGGTTGTGTTACCACCTTCAGAGTGTGATACAATACCACTAGCTGTTGTACTAAGACCTTCAGCGTGAGAAGCTTGACCAGCTGATACAGTTCCAGAACCTTCAGCGTGAGAAGATTCACCACTAGCTAAAGTAGTTATACCCTCTGCGTGAGATTGTGTTCCATAAGCTTTAGTATTTCTACCGTGAGCTAAGGAAGAGGCTCCACCAGCAATTGTTGTTCTACCCATAGAAGTAGAAGTCACACCAGAAGCTACAGTATTAATCCCCATAGACGTAGAAGCGTAACCACTTGCTAAATTACTATCACCCCAAGCTACCGCATATTGACCAGTAGCATCAACAGTTGTGATATTACTAGATATTATATTTTCTAAATTAGTTGAACCAGAAGTCCAAAAGATACCTGGTGTGACAGCTGGTACTGATGCCCAACCCACATTACCATCTTTATCTGTAGCCGTTAAAACGTGTCCTATAGTAACATTATTGTTATATGCTAAATTACCTGTAATGATGGTGTCACCAGAAAGTGTCATAGTGTCACCACTCATTTGTTTCATATCCCTATCTTGAAATCTAGGTCTTGTATTAAAAATTGCTGCCATAATTAAATTACATTCCAATGATGACCCAAAGGCCTAAATTGTAATGACTTGTTTAAGTTTTCTGCTTCTAATGCTTTTCTTTCCAACATTTTGTCTGGTCTTAGTCTTTCCAATCTATCTTTTAATCTCTCCCAAAGTTTTTCTTTATCTTCTTTAGATTCATTTAAAAGTGAGTCATAATCCATAGTAACATCTGCATCTGTTACACCTAAAGAACCACCAAACTTACCTCTAACCCTACCTAGGGTTTCTTTACACATAGCTGTGAAATAATCTCTAACCCATTGTTTAGAAGGTGTATTTAACTCGTCAAAGTCTACCACATTGACTGGTACATCTGAGGGTAGTTTTACAATATCTTTATTATCATTAAGACATCTTTTTCTATCTTCATCATCTTTTGTTTCATAGTAATGATACCAAACCTTACTACCAGTAACATCGATACCATTCCTACCTCCGTTTATACTACCGAATATTATTCTAGAACCTGGAGGTGGTATTAAATGTAGTAATTTAGTTCCATTTGGTCCCGCGGTTATTTTATAAATTAAATCACCAGATATAATTCTTTGTTTTAAACTGTAATCAGCATCTCTACTAAGTATATCATAAGAAGAACCTAAAAAGAAACCACCATAACCTAATCCACCAGCTCCACCAGCAAAAGGTAATTGACCAAATCCTCCACCGAATCCAGCATCACCAAACCCATAAGAGGCGTAAAGTGCGTGGTCTATCGTTGGTGGGGTTATCCATAGTACTTCGTTAATCTCACGACCAGCAGGTATTTCATAAACTTGTTGTCCCGCTTTTACAGTTACATAATCTTTTTTAAGTTCCCAAGGACCTCTAGCTTGTAAACCAACGATTTTAGAATAAGCGTAAGTAAAAGAATCTTCATAAGCCATTTCTTTCACTGTTAAAGCTTTAGTCAAATCTGTTGTGGTTAAATCTTTTCCATATAAAGAAGTCCATTGTGACTCTATTAACCACTCATTGATGTAAGAAGAATGGTCTTCGATGGAAATCTCTAGTAAAGTCTCCAACATTTCATCCTCTAACTCAACTTTTCTTATTGGTGCTCCTAATCGATGTTTTACTTGTCTAAATAATTTTTCTCTCTCAGAATCAGATATAATTAAACTCATTATTACTTTTTTTTATAAATATGCACAACATTTATTAATCTTTCGAATTAAGCCTCTTTACTAATAATCTTATTTTACTTATTTTTATAAAAAACGAGTGGTTAAGATTAAACCCGTCCAAAAAATCAAAACATATGGAAGAAAAAGAAATAAAACAGGCAACACCCGAAGACATTAAAAAATTTCTTGAGGGACATGATGATGAGAAATACATCGTATCTATAGAACTAGACCAAACAGGTGATTGGTCGGTAGATGAAACAAACAAAGTATATATCGTAATAGATGACCCTAAAAAGGGTAAAAAAATAAAATCACAAAAATTCACACCTTTTTGTTGGACCAAATCTTTAAGAGGTAGTGGTTTCTATGAAGATGACCTAGATAAAATTAGAGAAAACGCTAAAAAATTCGGTATCTATACTGAAAAACTAAAAACTGGTGATAATGAAAGGTTAGAAGATGGTTATAAGTATGTTGTAAAAACAACTGGTACTTATAGAAACTTAGTAGATTTTTTTAGGAGAGGTGGAATCAACCCTTGGGATAGGGATAGAAGATTGGTACAAATATTACCACCAGTTGAACAATTTATGATACAAACTGGGAAAAGACTTTTTAAAGGTTATGAAGATTATACTGAAGTACATAAATTAACTTTCGATATTGAGACCACTAGTTTGACACCAGAAACAGGTCATTGTTTTATGATTGGTATCAAGGATAATCGTGGTTTTAAAGAATTGATTACTGCTTATGATTCCAATGGTGATTATAACGAAGAGTATGAAAAAATGATGTATGAGAAATTTTTCGATATCATACACGAACTAGAACCTACTGTTATCATTGGGTATAACTCTGAGAACTTTGACTGGAACTATATTTTCCGTAGAATGGAGTTATTAGGTATTTCAAAAACTAGTATTAAGAAATCTAAAAAGACTGGTAGGGTAACCTCCATCAACATAGAGAATGAAATAATTAAAACCAAACACCCCCTCATCGGTTGTTTTAGAAAACCTTCTACTTTGAAATTAGGTGCGGAAACAGAGGATTATGACCAAACTACAATGTGGGGTTATAATGTTATGGATACCTATCACAGAGTTAGACAAGCGATGGCATTGAATTCGAGTCTTCAAAGTGGTAGTTTGAAGTATATAGCTAAGGAAGCTGGTATTGAGAGAAACAATCGTGTTTACATTGATGGGGGTCAGTTAGGTAAGATTTGGAAAGAAAATAAAGAATTTTATTACAACCCAACATCAGGACAATGGTATTCATTAGATGGTGTTAAACCAGAACCTAAACAAGTTAATGAAGAAATAATAGAAGGTTATGAAGATAAATGGGAAGTGGTAGATGGTAGATTCTTATTAAAAGAATATCTTAACGATGACCTTTTAGAAACTGAACAAGTAGATGATATCTATGCACAAGCTGGATTCTTAACCGCAGCTTTAGTACCAACCAATTTTACACGTTCCATTACAATGGGTACGGCTACAATGTGGAAAACTCTTATGATGTCTTGGTCTTATGAAAATGAATTAGCATTACCAGATATACAAGAAAAAAGAGACTTTGTGGGTGGTTTATCTAGATTATTGAAACTAGGGTTTAGTGAGAATATAGCTAAGTTTGACTACGCCTCACTCTATCCATCAATTCAATTAACACATGAGGTATTTCCCGAAGTTGATGTGTCTGGTGCCTTGAGAGCTATGTTACGTTATCTTTTAGATACTAGAAATGAATATAAGTACTTAGCGGGTAAATATTATAAAGAAGGTAATGATAAGTTAGGTAGTAAGTTTGATAAAAAACAATTACCGATTAAAATCTTTAACAACTCCGCTTTCGGTTCTATCTCAGCTCCTTATATCTTTCCTTGGGGTGATATTAACATTGGTGAGACGATTACTTGTACTGGTAGACAATACCTAAGACATATGATACAATTCTTTATTGACAGAGGTTATGACCCATTAGTTTTAGATACTGATGGTGTTAATTTCTCTTATGGTGGTAATGTTAGAAAACATACTTACATTGGAAAGGGATTACATAGATTTGTTAAAGAGGGTGAAAATTATGAAGGTATTGAGGCTGACGTAGCAGAATATAATGATAGGTTTATGCATGGAGAAATGGGGTTAGATATTGATGAAATTTGGCCAGCTACAATAAATCTATCTCGTAAAAACTACGCCACACTGAAACCCAACGGTAAAATAAAACTAACTGGTAACACAATAAAAGGTAAAACAATACAGAAATACATCAAGAACTTCTTGAATAAGGGTATTAAAATGTTATTACAAGGAAAGGGTAAAGAATTTGTGGATTATTATAATGAGTATTTAGAAAGAATTTATAATATGGATATACCTTTAGCTGAAATAGCTAATAAGTCTAAGGTAAAAAAGACTATTAAACAATATAAGAATAGAGGTCTTAATAAAAACAAACAACCTTTACCTAGACAAGCTCATATGGAGTTATTAATAAAAGAGGGAATTCGACCACAATTAGGTGACGAAGTTTATTATGTTAATAATGGTACTAGAAAATCACACGGTGATATACAAGTAAGAAAAAGAAAAACAGACCCAGAAGAGGGGGTTTTAATATTCAATTCTTATTTGATTAGTAGTGAACAGATGGAAAAAAACCCAAACCTAAAAGGTGAATATAATGTACCTAAATACGTAGAATCTTTTAATAAAAAAGTAGAGCCTTTATTGGTTGTTTTTAGAACACACATTAGGGAGTCATTATTGATAACTGACCCATCTGAAAAACAATTCTTCACAAGGAGTGAATTAGAATTGGTTAATGGTATTGCTAGTAAACCAGGTGACCAAGATGACTTAACAGAATTAATGACGATGTCTGATGAGGAAAAGGTGTTTTGGACAAAGAATAATACATCACCCAACTTCATGATTAATGATAGGTTAGGTGATGAAATAGATTCTGAAGAAGAAAAAGAGTATTTTTAGTTAAAAAACTTAATTTATTAATAAATAAAAGATATTTATAGATAAAAATACTATGAATATTATTTTATTATCTGAATTAGTGAACAAAAATGGCTCTAAGTTAGGTGGTGATTATAAAATAGACCAAATAGATTCTATGACCACATCACCAGCTGAACCACCTCCCACTACAGATGATTTTATGAGAGCTACTAAACAAGGTAAAAGTTTATACATGTTTAGGTCTTTTTATACTGAAGATGGAGAAGAAAATAAGGATGTTAAATTATCTAAAAAAGATAAACAAAAAAAGAATCCTAAAAAAGCTAAAGTAACTAAAAAGAAGAAAAAGGCTAAAATCAAAGAAAGTGATGAAGTTAAATTAAATTCACTTATAGAAGATGTTTTCACAAAAAAAGATTTTGACAAAGAGTTTGTTCAGAAAAAAGATATGGGTTTAGAAAGGGGTGAAATACCTAGTTTAGAATTCATAAGAGAAACAAACCCAATACTAATCAGAAAGGTTAGTGCATTAAAAGAGATTATAGAAAAAAATATATCCTCTGGTGAAGAGATAGCTGTAGTTTTAAATCATTTATTAGGATTAGATTTAAGTGATGTCCCAAATGAATATAAAAAAATATTAAGAGATAAATTAAACTAATGGCTAACAGTTCATTAAAAGGTAAATGTATAAAGATTGATAGTGAGTTGAAAGAACACCTATTAAAAATATACAACGCTTATAGAGGAGACCAAAAAGTAGAAGGTTATAGTAGATTGAAAGGTCTATGTGATTCTGACGAAATAAGTTATGAACAACTTAAAAGAATTAAAAACTTTTTCGATAACTTTGAAGGTAGAAGAAATGATACCCCTTATCTTTTAAATGGTGGAACCAAAATGAAAGATTGGGTTAATATTAGTTTGAATGACCTAAGAATGGACATAGAAGGAAAGAAGAAAGCTATGAGTTCTGTCGGTATGCCAAACCAATATATAAAAACCCACAATAAAGACGGTATTAAAATGGATTCACACGATTCAGATGTAAATAAAATTTTAAGACAAGAAGGTATTTATAATATAGGAATCGTAGATTCTTTAATAAACGAAATGTATAAAAACAAAAAATCATGGCACAAGGACAAAAAATATCACCAATCCTAACAGATAACTCTTCAGTAGAAGATTTCGGACCAGGTGGGTTATTGAATCAATTACCCTCACTTAAAGAAACTGCTGAAACTATAAGGAAAGACAATATTAAATTTAATGAGTATAAAGATGTTGATACTCAGAGATATGAAAGTACTCATCCAAACGCTATTAGTGATGGTGACGAATATGGTAGAGGTGATGCTGGAAAAGGTGTTGGTACTAGAACCGATAAAGAAAAAGTAAAAACATTACTTTATTCTTCTGGTAACAAGTACAAACCAGGTAATGGTTACAACAATATTGATTACAATCAAGAATATTGGTAAAATGAAACTTTACTCTCTATTTAAAAATCTTATATTAGAGGTTGCTAATAAGGCTGAAATAGAAGATGCAATGAATAGACGTAGAATTGTTTCTTTACGTTATGATGACGAAGAAGATCCTGGAGGAAAAGGACAAAGATGGGTAGAAATTTATTGTTACGGTTCTTCTTTAGCTGAGAATGACATTATAAGAGTTTATCAATTAGGTGGTGATACAAAAACAATTCAACCTGGTTGGAAAACTTTCAGAACTGATAGGATTAATGGTTTTAATATATTAGGGGGTAGTTTTAACGAACCTAGAGAACTTTTTAATCCAGAAGGGGATAAAAGTATGAGTAGAGTTTATAAAATAACACAATTTTAATTATGAATCCAAAGTTAACCGAGATATTAAAGAAAGCTAAGGCTGTAGAACAAAGAGCTAATCAAATGGGTACAAAAATACCTAGTGGTGGTCAAACAATGACACCAACACTAACTGAGTCAATGGGAACACAACCAACCACTATGCCACAAATGGAATTACCAACTAGTAAACCACAACCAACGATTGATGTTAATAGTGAGGTTTACAAACAAAGAGTAAAAGAATCTAATTTACCACCAGAAATACGTAAGGCCATGTTAGATAACCCAATACAACAAGCAGATTCACCTGGTACTTTTTCTATGAGTGAGGAAATGATAAGAGAAGTTAACCCTAACTATGGTAAACAAGTAGTTAACGAATCTACAATCACCCCACCCTCACCAAGTAACTCTTCTGTTGATGAAAGTATGATGAGGAAAATGATAGCTGAAGAAATAGCTAAAGCTTTACCAACTATCGTAGAAAAGTATTTCGATAAAAAAATGATTCAAGAAAATATAGAAGTTTTAAAATCCTTAAAGGTTAAAAGAAAAACAACTAATAATAGAAAATAAAACCAATAAAAATGAGAACAAAAGGATGTGGCTGTAAAGGCAGTAAGGGTAAAACCAAGAAATAAAAAGTTTAAAAGTTTTTTTATTTACTAAAACCTTATATTCTATTATATTTTTTAAAAAATAATAGATATGGGTAAAATTAAAGTTTTAGTTCTACCATCAGATAGAACAGGTGTCTCTAAGTTTCGTTCAGTAGAGCCACACATGAAATTACAACAATTATATGGTGATGAGTTCCATGTAGATATAATAACTGCTGGTACCATCGAATTTGATTGGGAGGATGATTCTGTTTATAAAAATTATGACATAGTTCATTTTCATAGAGCAATCCCCAAAAGAGTCAGTAATCAAGTAAGACAAACTTATTTAGAAGAATCATTTAGAATATTAGATAAATTAAAATCTTTAGGAATCGTCACAGTAATGGATTTAGATGATTATTGGGCTCCTACTAAAGAACACCCAGCTTATCAACTAATGGTTAGAGAAAATCTACCTCACAAAATTAAAGAAAATTTAAAGAGAGCTGATTTTATTACAACAACTACACCTATCTTTGCTGAAGAGATACGTAAATACAATAAAAATGTAATAGTGTTACCTAACGCTATTGACCCTTCAGAGAAACAATTCACACCGAAGAAAGAAGAAACAGATAAAGATTTAAGATTCGGATGGTTAGGTGGTTCATCACATTTTCACGATTTAAAATTAATGAGTAATGGAGTATCCCAATTCTTAAACACCTACAAAGATAGAACACAATTTGTTTTATGTGGTTTTGATACAAGAGGTAATATAACAGAAATTGATAGGAGTACTGGTCAACAAAGAACAAGACCGATTAAACCACAAGAAAGTGTATGGTCTAGATACGAAGAAATGTTTACTAATAACTTAAAATTAGTAACACCAGAATATTCAGAAATTTTAACTAAGTATGATAGAGAGAATGAAGAAAAGGCAGCTATTAAAAATGATGTATATCGTAGAGTTTGGACAGAACCTATCACATCATTCGCTGCTAACTACAATTTATTCGATGTTTCTATGGCTCCACTTAAGGACCACACCTTCAACTTAGTTAAATCACAATTAAAAGTTATTGAAGCTGGTTTCCATAAAAAAGCTTTAATAGCTCAAGATTTTGGACCTTATCAAATAGATTGTGTTAATCTAATAGAGAAAGGTGGAAAGATTAATGAAAATGGTAACGCAATTCTAGTTGAAAAACACAAAAACCATAAAGATTGGTTTAAAGCGATGAAAAAATTGATTGAAAATCCAGAATTAGTTGATTTATTACAAAATAATTTGTATAATACAGTCAAAGAGAGATATCATATAGATACAGTTACCAAAAAGAGAGCTGAATTTTATAAAAGTATTCTCCAAAATAATGAAAAAGAAGTAGAACAATTAATTGAAGAAACAAATGCAGTTTAAAGTAGACAAATTATTATTTTTTGATATAGAAACAGTAAGTCAATATAACGATTTATACGACTTACCAGAAAGAGATTTTGAAATGTGGATGAGATATTATAACTCATTTAGAAAAAGAGTTACAGAAGAATCTAAAATTACTGAATCCATGTCAGAAAAAGAAATATTCCAAGAAGTATATAGACAAACAGCGGCTTTCTTTCCAGAATTTGGTAAAGTAGCTTGTGTCTCAATGGCTTTCGTAACTAAGACTGGTGAAGTTAGATATGAGTCTTTCTATGGTGAAGATGAAATGGAAATTTTGTTAAACACTAGAAAGGTCTTTGATAAAGTAGCTTCATTAGGTTTTGATTTATGTGGTCAGAGTGTTAAAATGTTTGATATACCTTTCTTAGGTAAAAGATTCTTTATAAATGGTTTAAAGACTCCTACAATGTTTCCTACACACGAAACTAAACCTTGGGAAATCAGAGTTGTGGATACAAAAGAGGTGTGGCAATTTGGTAACAATTGGTCACTTAGTTCTTTAGATTTAGTATGTTCAGCTTTAGATATAGATTCTCCTAAGAATGGTGACGTTAAAGGAGATAGTGTAACTACTGGATATTGGGAAGGTAAACATGAAGAAATCAAAGAATATTGTGAGAGAGATGTTAAAGCTTTAGTTGATATAATAAATAAAATTAACGACTTAAAATAATGGCTGAAATTAAAGAACAAATACAAGAGTTAGAATATCTATTAACCCTAGATGTTTTACATGAAGAACAAAGAAAAGAAATTGAACAAGCATTATCTTTAATGCGTGAAGTCAAAGAACATAGAGAAGATATAAGTAAAATCAAAACTAAGTTCATCAATAAATCAGACAATGAGAACCCAACTTACGCAAAAGAAGGGGATTCTGGTTTTGATTTAAGAGCTAATGAAGGTGGTACTTTGAGGTCTCTAGAAAGAAAATTAGTTTCTACTGGACTTTATTTTGAACTACAAGAAGGATATGAATTACAGATTAGACCAAGAAGTGGTTTAGCTTATAAAAACGGTATAACTGTATTAAACTCACCAGGAACAGTAGATACTGGTTATAGAGGTGAAGTAAAAGTACTTTTAGTTAATTTAAGTAACGATGATTTCACTTGGGAAAAAGGTGAAAGAATAGCACAAGGGGTTATAACATCCAGAGTTAGTACTGATTTCGGTGAGTTAGAGGAGGTTAAAGAATTAACTGAATCCGAAAGAGGGTCTGGTGGTTTTGGTTCAACTGGTAGAATGTAATGAGTGTTGTAGCGGTTAAAGTAACAGATAAGAAAATAACTATCGGAGCTGATAGTATATTAGTTTCTCACGGTACCACCCAAGAAAAAGATAAGTTCGCTAAACTAAACAAAGTTAACGATATTATTATTGGTGATGTGGGTGATGCTCAAGAAGGTGGTTTGTTTTTAATGTTTTGTAGAACACGTAAACCTAGAGAAGCTTCAGTTGAAGCCATAATAGAGTTTATGTCAGAGTTCCAAGATTGGATGAAGAACAAAACTGATGAGAGTAAACTAAGTAATGAGTATATTTTAGTTTTAGATAAAAAAGCCTTTCTTGTGGAAGGATTTTTTGTTAAAGAGATAACGGACTTTACAGCTATTGGTGCGGGTATGGACTTTTCTTTGTCAGCACTTTACTTAGGTAACTCCGTTAAAGAATCAATAAAAGCGGCTTGTCATTTATCGGTTTATTGTGAAGAACCCATTAATATAATGGAGGTTAAAAAATGATTTTTTCAGAGAGAGAAAGGGAAAAGTTGGAGTCTCGTTTAAAAAAAACTAAAATAGAATTAACCATGAGGGATAGATTAGATGGTTGGTACATAAAGTCGTTGGAAGATAAAATAAAAGAAATAGAATCTAAAATAGGATTAAAAAAACATAGTTTTAAAGATGGTTAGTGTTATTTACTCTACTAGAAAAGATAAACCAGAATTTATTGAACAAATAGAAAAAACATCTGGTGTACATAAGATAGAAATCATTCAAATTATTAATGACGGTGAAATGTCATTGACAGAGGCTTACAATAAAGGATTAGAAGAGTCTAATAATGATATTGTTGTTTTTTGTCATGATGATATTATTTTTGATACTAAAAATTGGGGCAGAAAATTAACCTCTATTTTCAAAAAGAATCCAGAATACGGTATAATAGGTATTGCTGGTACAACTGATTTAGTAGACGGTAGATGGTGGACCTTAAAAGAATCTATGAATGGAATAGTATCACACCAACACGAAGGTAAGAAATGGACTAATTATTATTCCAAAGACCAAGGTAATAAAATAACTGATATGGTTGTTTTAGATGGTCTTTTCTTAGCTGTAAATAAAAATAAAATAAAACATACTTTTGATGAAGATTTTCATGGATTTCATTTCTATGATATTTCTTTTTGTTTCCCAAATTACTTAGATGGTGTGAAAGTGGGTTTAACTACACAAATAAGAGTTACTCATCTATCTATTGGAGAAACAAACAAACAGTGGGAAGGTCATAAAGTTAGATTTGAAGAAAAATATAAAGATAAGTTACCAATTAGATTAACTAATAATAAAACCTTTGAGGAGAAGTTAGAATTTAATCCTAAGAATATTGGTTTTGGTATGGTGACTTATAATGCTGAACATAGAATTAAACAAAGTGCTTTTACTGTTCCAGATTGGGTAGAAAATTTTGTCATTGTAAACGATGGTACACCATACAACGAAGACTCTTACCCCAAACACGCAAAGATAATACAACACGAAGTAAATAAATCGGTAGGAGCAGCTAAAACAACAGCTATAAATTATTTAATGAAGAATACGGATTGTGAACATATTTTCATAATGGAGGATGATATTCTAATTAAAGATGAAAAGGTATTTGAAGAGTATATAAAACACTCTCTCATATCTGGTATTAAACATTTAAATTTTGGTTTACATGGACCAGCTAACAAAAAAGATGGACAAGGTTTCACTAGTTTAGAAGATAGAAAAGATACTGAAGGTGAACCAAATCCTAGGATGTTAATACCGTATAAAAATGAAGAAGAAGATGAGGCAGATGTTACTATCGCTTTATACCCTAATTGTGTTGGGGCGTTTTCTTATTACTATAGACCTGTTCTAGAAGACATTGGTGGATTTGACCCTAATTTTAAAAACGCTTGGGAACACGTAGAACATACTTATCAAGCAATCAAAAAAGGGTATCATCCAGCTTTTTGGTATTTCGCTGATATTAATAAGAGTTGGGAGTATTTAACGGACATACCCAATTCAATAGAAGAGAGTACAATAGCTAGAACACCAACATGGAACGATAACTTTAGAAAGGGTACTTTATGGTATAAAAAGAAACATGGAGTTACCCCAACTGAAACACCTTTGGCTACAAAAGAGTTAGTCCAAAAACAATTACACGCAATATATCAAAATAGAGGATAATGGAAAAGAATTTTGAAACAACATTTTTAATCTCAACATTTAACAATGTTGAGTACATCGAAGAGTGTTTAGACTCAATAGAGAACCAAACTTATTTTAAAGACGGAGAAGCTAGATTCCAAGTTTTAATTGGAGTAGATGGTTGTCCCAAAACTTATGAAAAAATATTAGAAATAAAAGATAAGTATCGTAATTTAGATGTTTATAATCTAGAGAAAAATATGGGAGCTTATATCGCTCTTAACACTTTAATACCACATATCAAATACGATAATATAATAGTATTTGGTAGTGATGATGTTATGGTACCAGAAGCCATAGATATTTTATCCAAAGTAGATAATCAATATGATATCGTTAAGTTTCTTTATAAAGTATTTCAAAACAACATACAGAATGTTGTGGCGAATGCTAGAGCCACAGCGGCTGGAGCTATTATGGTTAGAAAAAGAGTTTTTGATATGTGTGGGGGTTATCACCACAATAGATTTTCTTCAGACTTTGAATTATTAACTAGATTACATAAATTTACAAAAACGATTAACCTAAAAGATTATATTTTTTATTATAGAGCACATCAAAAAAGTTTAACCACAACAGTTAATAAAACAAAAAGAATTCAATTCGATAATATGGTTAGGAGAACTAATTACACCAAAGATAACCTTAAAATCGACCCTATTGTTTCTAGAATAAAAGATAGTTTTACAACTTTCAAAGAAAACGTAGTATGATAGAAAAATTAGAACATATACAACCTAATTTAAAAATTAGTGAAAATGTAGCTGTTATTGGTTCTAGTTATACTTTATTAAACAATCAATATGGTGAAGAGATTGATAGTTTTGATGATGTTATTAGATTTAATAGAGCTCCAATTAAGGGTTTTGAAGATCACGTTGGTACTAAAACAACTGTAAGAGCAGCTAATATTCATGTTTTTACTGGTAGACCACCAGATAGTAGATTTAATATAAAAACACAGAACCCAAAGTTCATAAAAAATGAAAAAAATTGTAATATAGTATGTGTTCAAAAGGTGTCAAACGCTAATAAATTTGTTCATGAAAGTTCAAAACCATATTTTATGGATTCTATGTCATTTTTAAACAATAAATACAATCTAGGTAAAGACCCAACAGTAGGTTTTAGGATGATATACATATTAATAACTAATAACTATAAACCCACGTTATTTGGTTTTGGTGTTAATGAATCCGATAAACCAACACATTATTGGGAAAAACTAAACCACAAATCTACTTACCATAATTTAAATAAAGAGAGAGATATTATTAAAAAATGGGTAGAAAAAGGTAAAGTTACAATAAAATTATAATATATGATTATTTATGTAGATATTGATGAGACCATTTGTAGTAAATCAGAAGATTTGGATTATAGTAAAGCAGAACCTTGGGTTGGTAGGATAGAATATATAAATGGGTTATATGATAAAGGTCACACCGTAATTTATTGGACCGCTAGAGGTAGTGGGACAGGAAAGGATTGGTCAGAAGTGACCAAAACACAATTTCAAAAATGGGGAGTAAAATACCATGGCTTAAAATTTAAAAAACCAGTATACGATATTTTTATAGACGATAAAAATATAAATTCTTTAGATTGGGATAAATTTAAAGAAAAAACTTTATTTAATGATAAATAATAATTATAGTGAATATATGAATTTTAATAAACCAGTATACCCACTATGCCCTTCTTTTGATAAAGAAGATAATTTCTCAATAGAGGTAGAATCTACTAAAAAATATATTAAATTTTTAAGTGAAAATGGGGTTAACTCGATAATGACAACTGCTGGTACCTCACAATTTAATTTACTCTCAGTTGAAGAGACGCGTAAATTAAATCAGTGTTTATCTTATTTTGGTGGGAACAAAATAGTTGGTATCCCACCATTGTCTTTACAACATATTGGGGGGGAAATAAAATATTATAATAATTATTTTTCAGGTTTAGATAATGTTTTTTATCTAATATTATTTCCAGAAAGGTACTACACCAACGAACAAATTATAAAATATTTTAAACAAATAGATAGACTAAGTAATTTTCCTATTCTAGCTCATGGTAACACATTAAAAAAAGGTTATGGTGGTACGTATATATATGAAAATGGTTTATTGAAAGGGTTGTCTAAAATACCTAAATTTATTGGTATAAAAGAAGAATCACCTACTATCGATTTCTCAATAAAAGAAATGTCTGATTTAAATTTAGAAATTATAGTTGCTGGTGGTAGTATGAGGAGGTTTTGGTGTTTAGAACCTTTCGGTGCTACTTCTTATTTGAGTGGGGTTGGTAGTTTTTTCCCTTCTCTAGAAGAATCTTTTTATGAACATTATAAAAAAAATGAAATAGTTGAGGCTAAAAATATAATGTTGAATATAGAAAAACCTCTTTTTGATGTCTTCATGTCAATAGGTTGGCATGCTAGTATGAGGTTTACGTTACAAAAAATGGGTTTTATAAAAGACAATAGAGACCCTTTTATTGAAATTGGTGAAGAAGAAGAAAACAAAATTAATCATATAATAGAAAAAATTAAAAATTATGAAGACGTTTATTATAGGACCGTGTAGTTTAGAAACATATGAATTATCTTATGAAGTATTAAAAAAAGTTCATCCATATATGGGTGAAAAAGATTTTTATTTTAAAGGTTCTTTTGACAAAGCAAACAGAAGTTCAATTACTGGTAAAAGAGGTCCAGGATTAGAAGAAGGATTAAACATTTTTAAACAATTAAAAAAAGATTTTCCTGGGTTACAAACAACTACTGATGTACACGAAGTTCATCAAGTAGAGAAACTTAGTGAAGTTATTGATTTAATCCAAATACCCGCCTTTTTATGTAGACAAACAGATTTATTGGTGGAATCGGCTAAACATTTTAACAAGGTAAATATTAAGAAGGGACAGTGGATGTCACCACAAAACATGGTAAAAGGTGTAGATAAACTAAAGACCACTAATTCCAATTGTGATGTTTGGGTGTGTGAAAGAGGTACAGCATTGGGTTATTCACAATTAATAGTAGATTTCGCATCTGTTGATATATTAAAAGAACATTTTGATAAGGTTATATTAGATTGTACACATTCCGCTCAATTAACAAAACCAAACGGTAGAATAGGTGGAAACCCAAAGTTAGCAGAGAGATACTTTAAAGCAGCAGAGATATTTGGGTATGATGGCGTATTTGTGGAAGCTCATCCAACACCTTCATTATCTTATTCAGACGCGGATTCAGTATTACCATTAGATGTTATGGAAAATTTATTAAAATAATGAAAATTTCTGTTTTAGGTGATAGTCACTGTAGAGTTTTTAGTAATACAAATGTATTTACACCTTTCTTTTTAGGACCTGGTAGTAAATTCAACCTAATACAAAACTCAAAAGGGATAAAAACAAAATTAAAAGGGTTATTAAAAGAGATAGGTAAAAAATATGATTACAACATGTTAATATTTGGGGAACCTTCTTGTAGGTACCAAGTCAACAACGACCACTACATTTATAGTAAAAACTTTGAACGGTATGATGTCGTCAACGAAGAACATCTAAAAACAATGGTAGATAGGTATGAAGATATCATTACCACTTTTAAAGATTATAATTTAATAGTTTGTGCACCAATATCTGTTTACACACAATCTATTAAATTTTCTAATATATTCTCATCTAAAATTAAAAAAATTTGTGAAAAAAATAATATTCACTTTGTAGATATTAAAAAAGAAATTATAAACGATGGTGGTTTTGTTGACGAAGATTATAAATCCGACCCAATACACGCATCACAAAAAGTATTAAAATTTATAGAAAAAAGTTTAAACGAAATAGATATTAATATAAAAATAGAAATAATTAAAACTGAAAGTTTTAAAGAAATAAAAAATAAATATAAATTTAATCAAAAATTCAATTGTTATGTATATTAAAAAGTTTTGGGAATCTGTATCTGAGGATTGGAGGCATTTCTCCAGTGGGCCTAAAAAAATGAAGGATAATAAAAAGAAATATATTATTAATAATGTTAACAACCATATATTCTCAAAAATTAATAAAGATGAGATAGAAACCACGTTAGATTGGGGTTGTGGTGGTGGAATATTATCCAAAGAGATAAGTAAATTCTCTAAAGTAGGTATTGTAGATCTAACTAAAACTAGTTTAGAGAATGCTAAAAAGTATTTAGGTGAAAAAAATTATCTTTTAGATATAGAGTTACCAAACGATATATCTGAATATAGTTACGATGGACCTAAAGTTGACTTAGTTTTTTGTCACGCAGTTATCCAACATTTCCCCACAATAAATTATTTTGAAAAAGTTTTATCAGTGTGGGAAGATATAAATCCTAAATATATTGCCATACAAATTAAATTAGATAATGAAACTAAAGAATGTAAAAATTACGAGAAAGAGTTTTTAAATGGTTTATTTTTTAGTGAGGATGATATCATAAAATATTTTAATGATATTAATTATAAAAATATAAGTATTGGATATAGTAAAACTTTAAATAATAAAATTAAGTTAGGTTACTACGTTTTTAAAAAATAAAAATATGAAAAAATTATGTATTATACCAGCTAGGGGTGGTAGTAAAAGATTACCAAAAAAAAACATTAAATCTTTAAATGGTAAACCACTAGTATTTTACACATTAGATTCAGTAATTAATTCAAAAGTTTTTGATAAAATTATTTTTACATCTGATGATAATGAAATATTAGATGTGGTTAGATTAAATTATAGTATTAAAAATTTGAGTGTAGTTGAAAGACCAACCAATTTAGCTTCAGATACATCTAAGGTAATTGATACTGTTCTTCATTTTTTAGATGATGATTACGAACAAACATGGTTAACGTTACCCACATCACCTTTAAAAATAGAAAAAGATTTTATTGATGCAGATAAGTTATTAACCAAGGAAGATGATTCGGTATTATCTTATACTGAAATGGAGTTTCCACCATCACTTGGGTTAGTTGTAAAAAACAATAATATCCTAGAGGATTATGACGAAACACAACCTTGGCAGAACGGTAATTCTCGTTCACAAGACCACCCAACAATTTATAGACCTAATGGAGCTCTTTATGGTAGTTGGACACACAAACTAAAACATAATAAAAACTATTACGTGGGTAGAACAAAAGGTTACTTTATGCCAAGAAATAGGTCAATAGACATCGACACCCAATTCGAATTTGATTTAGCAGAATTTATGTTAAAAAAATAATTTTTACTATATACTTTAGTTCTAAACCCGTATATTATTAATTATAATAAATTTTAATTAATATATGGCTAGAAGAAGAAACAAAAAGCTATCAGAAGAAGATTTTCAAGAGATACAAGAATTTGTATACAGAAAAAATCAAGAAGAGGATAAATTCCTAACCTCAACCTCAGTAAATTACAAGTGTAGAAACGAAAACCAAGGTAAACTAAGAGACTCAATTCGAAACAACGAAATAACTATTGTCTCTGGATTACCAGGTACTGGAAAAACTTATATCGCTTGTGCTGAAGCCCTTAAATTGATAAAATCAAAACCAAGATATAAAAAAATATTGCTGGTTAAATCTATTACCCAACTAAGAGGAGAAGAACTAGGTTCCTTACCTGGTGATTTAAATGAAAAGTTTGACCCTTACTTGGGTTCTTTCATAGATAATTTCGAGAAGATTATTGGTGAATCACTAACTAAAAAACTAAGAGAACTAGGTTTAATTAATATTCAACCTTTAGCCTTTGTAAGGGGTAGAAGTATTGATAGCACAATTATAATTGTTGATGAGGCTCAAAATATTACTTTAGATAATATGAGAACACTTATGACTCGTATCGGTGACAATTCAAAAATGGTTATTTTGGGTGATGTTAAACAAAAAGATTTGAGGAATAAGAAAGATAGTTCTTTAGAAGTTATCATAGACAAATTTAATAATGTAGATAACTTTGGATGTGTGGAACTTAGAAACCCAAACGATGTGGTTAGAAACCCAATTATTAAAGTAATTGAAAGTGTCTTTGATGACTTAGACGAAACTGTAAAAACTAAAAAAGGATTAATAAAAGGATAATTATGAAGATAGGTGTATCAGTAGATGGTGTATTAAGAAACTTACTAAGTAAGATAGAAGAAACACACACTAAATATTTCCCACCCCAAGAAGGTGAAAGTGAAATAGAAGTTTTAGATTATGATTTAGAAAAATGGTTAACTTTTCCAGAAGAAGAGGTTAAACAAAAAGAAATTGAGTTTAATCCAGATTTTGTTGAGGTAGAAGTTAAAGAAAAAGTAGACATCAAACTAGAAACAAAAAAAGAGAAAGTAACTATACAAGAATTTTTATATGAAAGATGTACTGTAGAGATTTTTGGTTACGCTGAAGAGTCTGTTAGTTCAGCAGTCGAAACTTTAAATCAATTAGTTATTGATAACCCACAACACGAATTTATTATAATTAGTAGAGAGGGTGGAATGGCAATACCATCCACTTTTTTCTTTTTGGCTAAAACAAAATCTAGTTGTCCTAATATAAAGTTTGTGAAAGAATATTCAAAAGTATGGGATTATGTAGATGTTATGGTTACAGATCACCCAAAAATAATAGATACAAAACCTAATGGTAAAGTTAGTATTATAATCGACAAGGACTATAATAAAGATTTTAATCAAGATAAAATGAGGTTTAAAACTATTAAAGAAATTGACTCTGATGTCTTAAATAAGGTAGAGTCTATTTTAAATGATGATTAAGGGTTTACAAATATTAAAAATTGTTTAAATATAAAAATATGGATAGATTATTTAATATAGCTGGTGAAGAATATTATTTGGATTTAGATAGAATATCTAATTTCTCAAAAATGGAACCTACTATAGATGAAATATTGGAAAGAAGAGAGATAGAAACTGTGTCTGGTGACACCAGAACGGAGTATGTCCAACATTTTCCCGATAATAATGGTGGTCAAATGATTGATGTTGTTAAATGGGAAACAGTTAGAGCTTTACTAGAATCTTTATTACAAGAAAATGGTGTTATAGACGAATCTATGGGTTTTAGAAAATTGGAAGGTCAATTATCTATACCTTTTAGAATCGCCTTTAATACATTACTAAAAAATAAATTAATAAGAAAAAATGGATAATTTAAACACACAAGAAATTGTAGAAACATTAAAAACAAATCTAAAAAGACTTGAGGAGAAAGACTTCTCAATTTACTTTTTTGTGATTGACACAAACGGTGCTCCAACTGGAGCTGTTGCTAACATTTACGAACATGTAAAATTATTAACAGAGTTAGGTTATAACGCTCATATTTTACACGAGAAAAATGAATACGCAACTAAACAAGTTGATTATATCAAATCTTGGTTAGGTGAAGAATATTCATCTTTATCACATGTATCGATAGAAGACAAGACTGTTAAAATAAACATGACTGATATTATTATGGTACCAGAGTTATTCGCAAATGTAATGGAACAAACGGTAAACCTTCCTGGTAAAAGAGTTGTTTTCTGTCAGTCTTATGATTATATCACAGAAACATTACAACCAGGTAAAACTTGGTTAGACTACGGAATTACTGATTGTATTACAACTACTGAAAAACAAAAAGAGTATATCGATAACCTTTTCAATGAAAGAGTTAATACTAGAGTAGTACCAGTAGCCGTAGATAGTAGATTCACTAAAAATACTGAACCTAAGAAACCTATTGTGGCTATAATGACTAGAGACCAAAGAGACACTGTAAAGATATTCAAGAATTTCTACATCAAGTACCCACATTTAAAATGGATTACTTTCAGAGATATGCGTGGAATGAGTAAAGATGTTTTTGCGGAAGCATTAAAAGAGTCTTGTGTGGCTGTATGGGTAGACGATATCGCTGGATTTGGAACTTTCCCTATCGAGTCTATGGCTTGTGGAACACCTGTAATCGGTAAACTACCAAACTTAGCAAATGGTTGGGTAACAGAAAAGAATGGTATTTGGGTAGATAATACGGTAATTATACCAGATTTACTATCACAATATCTTCAGTCTTGGTTAGAAGACTCAGTACCATCAGATATCTTCTCAGAAATGGATGAAACGGTGGGTAATTTCACCACAAATATCATGAGAGATTCTGTTGAGTCTGTATATACTGAATTATTCGAAAATAGAGAAAAAGAAATAAAAGAAACTTTAGCCAAATATGAGGTTGATAATGTAACCACTGTTGGTGGTGGAGAAACAAAAAACAAATAAAAAATGGAAACTAATTTAACGGTAATATTACCAATACTAACACTAGATGAAAAAGAAAAAGATTTATTCGCTAACGCTGTAAAAAGTATTGAGGACCAAAAAGTAAGTGTAGATAGACTATTGATAGTTGTTCCTAAAAATAGTGAAGCTAAGAAAACTTTAGATTCTTATGACTTTACAGAAGAGATTAAGAATATAACAACAGTTGTTGAAAACGATGGTGAGACTGATTTCTGTAGCCAAGTTAATCTAGGAGTAGAAAATTGTGAAACAGAATGGTTTTCTATTTTAGAATTAGATGATATATACTCAGCTATATGGTTCGATAATTTTGTAGAATATAGAGAACATTATAAAGAAGTTGATTTGTTCCTACCAATCGTATTAGATGTTAATGATGAAAACAAATTCTTACACTTTAGTAACGAACCAGTTTGGGCTAGAGACTTTAGTGAAAAAATGGGATATGTCGACTATGATTCATTATTAAACTTCCCTAACTTCCAATTATGTGGTTCAGTTGTTAGAACAGAATCATTTAAATCTGTTGGGGGTCTAAAATCGACTGTTAAGATGTTTTTCAATTATGAATTTTTATTAAGAATGTCTTACTATGATATGAGTATGATGACCATACCAAAAATAGGTTATAAAAAATATAACATGAGAGAGAATTCTTTATTTTGGAAATATAAAAACGATAAAGAATATTTCATGGACCCATTAGAGTCTAAATTTTGGTACAACACCTCAAAGAAAGAATGTTATTTTAAAAATGATAGAGGAATAAAATATGAGGAAGAAAATGTACAATAGGAGATGTCTGAAAAGAAAACTAGGGGTAGGAAACCCAAAACAAAGCCGTATTTTGGTCAAGAACAAGAAGAGGCGGTAAGAGAATTTCTATCCCTAGGTGGTTTAGTGGAGGATGAGAATACACAAGACGGTTATCGGTGGACTGGTTCTACCGAAGATGTTATTAAAAGAGAAAGGATTTATAGAAAACATCTTAAAGACCCTCTTAATAAAATGGTAGAGAGTATTATTAGAAAATACAAATTATACCCAAAGTCATTATCTTATGAAGATGCTCATTCAGACGCTTTATCATTCTTAATGATTAAATTTCACAAATTTAAACCATCCAAAAACAAAAAATCTTATTCTTATTATGGTACTGTGTGTAAACATTATCTTTTAGGTAAACTAATTAAAGAAGATAAAAAAATGAAATCCATATTACCATACGAAGATTATTCAACCACCATTGAAAACGATGAGGAAAAAAGTTATACGATAGATGATGATAACTTAGATTTAACAGTTTTCATAAAGAAAATATCTGATACAATAAAAGAAGAAATGGAATCTAAAATATTAACTGAGAATGAGTTTAAAGTGGGTTCCTCTTTAGTTAGGATATTAGATGAGTGGGATAATATATTTAGTGATGAATCTGGTAAAAACAAAAAATATAACAAAAACCTAATTCTTTTGTATATGAGAAATATGACATCTTTAACAACAAAAGACATTAGAAACGCTATGAAAAGGTATAAAGTGATATACCAAGTCCTAAAAAACGACCTATAAAACCCAGATTTATAATATTTATTAAATAAAAAACATAATGGGTAGACCGAAGAAAAAAGAGGTTAAATTAAGTACTGATAGTTTTCTATCAATAGCACAAGAAGCTTATAATGAATTAGTTGAACAACGTACAACGGCGATTAGACAAATCAATGAAAATAAGAAGAAAGTCGAAATCGATGATGTTCATGATTTAGTTAATATAAATAAAGCTAATACTGATTTATTAAAACTAGTAGATGTTACCATAGATAAAAAATTATCTTTAGTTAAGTTAATAAGTCAATTAGTTTTTAAAGGTGAAGGTGTTGGGGATAGTAAAGCTAATGAACAACTATCACCAGAAGATATGGAACTTTTAAAGTCCATGTTTGAAGACAAGGGTCCCCAAGAGTAAAAAAACTTATTATGGGTTTTATTAATGACAAACAAGAACTTTTTAATGAACTTAATGGTTTAAAGACTATTGAAGAATTAGCACCCCAATTCGGACAACTACAGAAAAATTTTACTTCTGGGGTTGATTCTGTAAAATCGAAGTCTGGGAACATCGTACCTTTGTTATTGGATTTATTAAAACAATTAATAGGTAGTAATTTAAAAGATTCCTTCGATGATTTATTACTAAAAACGGATAAAATAGAAACTAAAGTTAAAAAAACCATGGTTTCTACCATAATGAAGAATACCTCAAAAAAGAAAGACTTTAATTTACAAAGTGTACAAAACCCATTATTAGAAACAAATGTTAAAAATATAGACATAGAAGGTACCTTAAAAATAGACCCAGATACAGAAATGGGAAAATTTTATTATGGTAAAGCAGCTAAAACAGTACCTTCACTACCTGGAGAACCATCAGTAAATATTTCTGCTGAACCTGGTGGTGATTTTACTAGGTTTTTATCTGATGTCAGAAAAAATGGTTCTGGTAATTGGAAGAATATTTTAAACATAGAGTGGCCTTCTGGTGGTGAACAAATGAAAGTAAACTTGGACCAAAGTTATCAAGATGGTTCAAAAAGTTTTGAGAATTTTCTAACGGATTTTCTAGATAGTGTTAAAATACTAGATTTAGGTTTATTATTAAGTACTATTTTAGATACATTATTCGGAGCTGTTTCTTCTCTAACTGATGCTGGGTCTGAATGGTTAGAAAATAAAATGAAATTAAAAGAATTAGTGGATAAAGTAGTGGATAAAGAAAGTTTATCTAAAAAGGGTGAACCTACAGTCTATGATACTAACTTCTTTAATTTTACTGATGAGGAAAAAAATAGAATAAATAATGCTACTAATTCTTTAACTAATGGTAATAATCTAGCTGATTTGGGTTGTGGGATATTTGAAAGTTCTGTTGATTTGAGAGATTTTGATAGTGCTTTTAATTTATTAAATGAATCCTCACCATCATCAATAAAGAAAGGTCTAACGGAATCAACAGATAAAATATTAAAAAAATCTACAAATGGTTTAGATGAAGACAACAAAAAAACTGTTGAGTTAAATATAATATCTGAAATATTTAATAATCTAACTACTATAATCTTTAGTCAAACAATAAAACCATTTAATGTTATATTACAGCAAATAGGTGAAGGGTTGATGAATCAAGATGTTACAAACCCTATAGGTAATATTGGGGCTCCAGGTGTACAAATAAATAATAATAGTTTGGAGAAAAGTTCTGTAGAGGATTACTTTCAAAAGTTTAGAACTTTAAATATATGTATTATAAAAGACATATATTCTACAATAGTAGAATTTTTATTTGGTTTAGTTAAAAAAGAAATATTGGTTTTACTTAAAGTAAGAATAGAATTACTTTTAAATACACAGTTCCAAAATTACAGACTACACATAGAGAAGGCTAAAGAATTACTAAAGACCGTAACTAATTTACTTTCTTTTGTGAATAATTTAAGTGGATAAAAAAAAACAAAATGGCAAAAACAAATTCAAACTCATCACTCGAAAATATAGACTTTAGTAAAGCAGTAGACGTTGTACTAGCTTTAATAAATTTATTTAAAGTACCATCATTACCCGCACCACCAGTATCAAAAAGAATCGCATTAAGTGCAGCTCTTAGACCTGGTTTAGATTATAATAAAATAGCTGCTAATATTATAGCAGACCAATCAAAAACTGGAGCGATAGGTGGTGATAATGATGACGGTACAGACAACATTTCTGAAAAAATGGAAATAATAAGAGTCAAACACATTTGTGAGGCTATAATAGCTGACGCTAGGGTTACAATAGTTAATTTACCTGGACAACAAATAACAGCTACTGGTGGTAACGCTGGTGGACCAGTGCAGGTATATGGTACTTCATTAACAACTAGTACTGGTTATGGGGTAATGTCTTAATATTATGAGTAAGATGAAAAAAATAGAAAATTTAAGTAATTCAGAATTAGAATTGTTAAAAAAACAAAAATTTGATGAGTTTGCCTCAGTTAAACATAAAATAGTCAAAATATTTGATTATTGGCGTTCAATAGAGAGAGATTATTTAGATATAAACGAAGAACTTAACAAAAGAAATTTTAAATGACATTAAGAGACAGACAATTAGGTAAGGTTAAAGCAACAGAAAAAATCGGTAATGCGAGTAAAATACCTAGTAGTGTATATCAAAATATATACATAGGTAGGGTAGTAGATATAGAAGATCCATTAGATGAGGGTAGAATAAAAGTGAGTATAGACGCTTTAGACCAACAAAGTGATACTGAAGAAACTAAAAAGAAAAAAAATAAAACTAATAGAGGTAAAAGAGTACAAGGTGACCCAAACAACCCAAAAAATTCAACTATTTCTAATTACGGAGGTACTACAGGTAACGTATCAATCGCTGTGGAGGTCCCCAAAAAAACGATAAATGGTGAACCCGTTGATAATCAAGGTGGGTCAGATATTCCTTGGTGTGTCCCCTTATTCCCCAAACACTTACAAATAATGCCTAAAGTGGGTGAGTATTGTACTGTGATGCTTTTTCGTGGTGATAGGTCTCAATTAAACAGAGCTTGGATTTCTCCAATGGTTTCTAGTAAGAAAAATTTGTCTTATAATGATTCCACGACTGGAGCAGATAATTTAAACACTGCAGCAGCACCATCTAGTTCTAAAAATATTACAAAATCTGTAGAATTATTGAAAAGAGGTGATTTTACTGGTGGATTTCCAGAGAAATTAGATATTTCTTTAATGTCTAGAAATAATGCTGACATCGTCCTACCAACCAAAGAAGATAGAAATGGTAGGTTAAATAGTGGTGGAGAAGTTTTAATTAGAGCGGGTAAATTTTCTTTCGAGGGTGGTAACGATAATTTGTCTTTGAATAAGAAAAACCCTGGTTATTTAAGACTTAAAGTTGTTAATGAAAATGAAACCTATAGTATGTTATATTCAGATTACATAAGTTTAGTTTCATATAAAAACAGTGATGGTTCTAGTGATTCCGCTAAAGTATTTAATATAAACCCTTTATTAGAAAAGGATTTAGACATTACAAACTTTCAACAAGCTCTCTCACCTTTAGTTAGGGGAGACCGTTTAATTTCTTTTTTAAATCTAATAAAAGATTACGTTAAAAAACACAACCATCCGTATCATCAAAAACCCGCAACTAACGCAAACTCAAAAGAAGAGATTGAAAAGTTTGATTTAAATTCTATAATATCTCCAAACATTAGAATTAATTAAGATATTTATAGTAAAAGACTAAATGAGTGTTTATAGAACATATTTTGATAAAGATACTGTAATAGTTAGAAATTCTTGTGCTAATACTGGTAGAAACCCAATAGCAGAGGTATTCCACGGAGGTTCTTTGGATACGGATAAATTAACTTATTCTAGATATCTATTCAATATCGATTTATCAGATTTAATACAAAAAACAGAGAATAAACAATTATTCACTGATAAAATGACTCACCAAATAAAGTTAACTAACACATCTTGTTTTGATAAGGAAACTTATTGTAAAACAGTAGCTAGTTCATGTGGTGATGTTAAGAGAGCAACATCTTTTGACTTAATATTATTTGAGATACCAGAAAGTTGGGATGAAGGAAATGGCTATGATTATGTAGAAGCTAGTGTGGTTACTTGTGATGATGGTGATAAACCTTATTGTGAGGGAGCTGCTAATTGGGAAGATAGAGAATTTAATACTCCGTGGTCTCAATTAGGTGTTTATACTAACCCATCAGCTTGGTATTCTGGTTCTACAACTGGTTATACTGGTACTACTGTTAATCTAATCAAAGGGACACAACATTTTGATAGGGGTGATGAAAATTTATGTATAGACATCTCAGATTACATTAATGGGTTAATTAGTAGTGGTGTCACGGAAGCTAATTTAGGTGTGGCTTTTGAATATGGTGAAGAAAATACTCTTTTAGAAGATATTTGTTACGTTGGGTTCTTTACTAGAGACACTCAGACCGTATATGAACCGTTTATGGAGACTTTATACGATGATACTATAAAAGATGACAGAGATAACTTTATAATCAATAAGAGCAACAATTTATGTCTATATGTGAACGCAGGTGGACAAAGAGTGAACGCTTCTATCTCTGGTGTTACCATATATGACCATGAAGATGAGGTTTATGAGACAATATCACCTTCTGAAATCACACAAGTAAGTACAGGTGTTTATTGTGTTTCTGTAAATGTACCTAAAACATCTAATTACTGTGGTAATATACAATTTTATGATACATGGAGTGGTGTTACAATAGATGGTAATAATTTAGGTGACATAGAATTAGATTTTATCGTTAAAGAAGAAGATTCTTATTACAATATAGGTTCTAATAACAGTGCTGGAGCTTCTGGATTAGGTGTTGGTGATTCTAACAACCTTTCTATTTTTGACTATGAATTTGCTTTCACGGGAATTCAAAGAAGAGAGAAAATAAAAAGAGGTGATACTAGAAGAGTTAATGTGATAGCTAGAATACCTTTCACATACGACCAATCACAAGCTTTAGACGGTATCTATTATAGAATATATATTAAAGAAGGTGAAACAGAAATACCTTATGTTGATTGGAATGAAGTTAGTAGAACTCCAGATGGTAATTTCTTCTTTATTGATACATCTTGGTTAATCCCTAACGATTATTACATGGAATTTAAAATAACCTCTGGTAATGAGGTAAGAACTTATCAAGACATTATACCATTTGAAATCGTCTCTGAAAAGGATTGGTGTTAAAAATGAAAAGGTCTGATTTCTCAGACCTTTTTTACTATTTACATAGTCTGTTCGCAATTTTATGTTGATAGGTATTGATTAAATCTTTATCTGTACCTAAACCTTTCATTTCTTTCTTTAAATCGTCTAGTAACTTCTCTATATTAGGGTCATCTTCTTTGGATACGTGGGA